TGCAGATTTTGGTCTGTACGGAACCCGGGGGTTTCGCGGCTTCCCCGAAATGGGGTTGACCTGCGGTTTTGCTGATACCTTGTTGATTCCCGAAATGGGAGGAATGTCATGCCACCCCTACCTAAAGATCCTTCTGTGCGCGCTCGGCGCAATAAGTCGTCGACGCGGGCTACGTTGTCTGCGGATCATGATGTGGTCGCTCCTGAGTTGCCGGATGGTGTGGTGTGGCATCCGTTGACGGTGCGTTGGTGGAATGACATTTGGGCGTCGCCGATGGCCCCGGAGTACACCGATTCGGATATCAACGGGCTGTTTCGTGTGGCGATGTTGTACAACGATTTTTGGACCGCGGATACCGCGAAGGCGCGGGCGGAGGCTCAGGTTCGGCTGGAGAAAGCTGACACCGATTATGGGACGAATCCGTTGGCTCGCCGCCGGTTGGAGTGGCAGATTGAGGCGACGGAGGATTCGAAGGCGAAGGGGTCGAAGCGGCGGAAGTCGGAGGCCGCGCCCGTGAGCCGGTCTGAGCCTGGTGATGATCCGCGCCTGAAGCTTGTGACGTAGCGGTTCGACCGAGGCAGCTTGGATGGCTGTACTTCAGGTGCCGGCCGTGGATTTGGCGTTCCCGACGCTGGGTCCGCAGGTGTGCGACTTCATTGAGGATCGGATGGTGTTCGGCCCGGGGTCGCTGTCGGGTCAGCCTGCACGTCTCGATGACGAGAAGCGCGCGCTGGTGTATCGCCTATATGAGCTGTATCCGCGTGGGCACCGTTTGGCTGGCCGTCGTCGGTTTGAGCGGGCTGGTGTCGAACTCAGGAAGGGCGTAGCCAAGACCGAGTTCGCGGCGTGGATTTGCGGTGTGGAGTTGCATCCAGAGGCGCCGGTTCGGTGTGACGGTTTTGACGCCGCGGGGAATCCTGTGGGTCGGCCGGTGCGGTCGCCGGTGATTCCGATGATGGCGGTCACCGAGGAGCAGGTGTCGGAGCTGGCGTTCGGTGTGCTGAAGTACATCTTGGAGAACGGCCCCGATGTTGATCTGTTTGATATCAGCAAGGAGCGGATCGTCCGGTTGTCGCCTTCGGGTGGCGAGGATGGGTTCGCTGTTGCTGTGTCGAATGCTCCGGGGTCTCGCGATGGCGCGCGGACGACGTTTCAGCATTTCGATGAGCCGCACCGGTTGTTTATGCCGAGGCATCGTGACGCGCACGAGACGATGTTGCAGAACATGCCGAAGCGGCCGATGGAGGACCCGTGGACGTTGTACACGTCGACTGCTGGGCAGCCTGGTCAGGGCAGCATCGAAGAGGACGTGTTAGCTGAGGCGGAGTCGATCGCCAGGGGTGAGCGGCAGGACCCGTCGCTGTTCTTCTTTCGGCGCTGGGCCGGTGATGAGCATGATGATCTGTCCACCGTGGAGAAGCGTGTCGCCGCTGTCGCGGATGCCACTGGCCCTATTGGGGAGTGGGGGCCGGGGCAGTTTGAGCGGATCGCGAAGGACTACGACCGCACGGGTATTGACCGCGCTTACTGGGAGCGGGTCTATCTGAATCGGTGGCGTAAGTCTGGCTCTCAGGCGTTCGATATGACGCGCCTAGTGCAGTGCGATGAGACGGTGCCGGATGGAGCGTTCGTCACCGCTGGGTTTGACGGGTCGCGGTGGAGAGATGCGACGGCTGTCGTGGTCACTGAGATTGCGACGGGACGCCAGATGTTGTTGGGCTGTTGGGAGCGGCCCGAGAACGTCGAAGAGTGGGAAGTCCCTGAGCATGAGGTGACAGCGCTCGTTGTGGACATGATGTCGCGGTTTGAGGTGTGGCGCATGTACTGCGACCCGTGGGGCTGGGATTCGACGATCGCCGCGTGGGCGGGTCGTTTCCCGGATCGGGTTGTGGAGTGGGCGGTTGGCGGCGGCGGCAGTTTGAGGCGTGTGGCTGCTGCGACGCAGGGTTATGCCGATGCATTGGCGACTGGCGACGCGGCGCTGGCTGCCAATGTGTGGCGACCGAAGTTTGTTGAGCATATGGGTCATGCGGGGCGGCGTGAGCTGAAGCTGGTGGACGATACAGGCCAGCCGCTGTGGGTGATGCAGAAGCAGGATGGCCGTTTGGCCGACAAGTTTGATGCTGCGATGGCGGGGATGTTGTCGTGGGAGGCGTGTGTTGATGCGCGTCGTGATGGTGCACGTCCGCGCCCGAAAGTGTTTGCGCCTAGACGGATCTACTAGTCGCCATAGAGACAGAGAGGGGGTCAGCTGTTGACTGCTTCAACGCCAGCGGAATGGCTCCCGGTATTGACGAAGCGTATCGACGACGGAATGTCGCGGGTGCGTTTGTTGGCGCGTTACTCCAATGGGGATGCTCCGCTGCCCGAGTTGACAAGGAACACGTCTGCGGCGTGGCGTTCGTTTCAGCGTGAGGCGCGCACCAACTGGGGTCTGATGGTGCGTGACTCTGTTGCTGACCGGATCATCCCGAATGGCATCACGGTTGGTGGTTCCGCCGATAGTGATTTGGCGTTACGTGCACGGCGCATTTGGCGGGATAACCGCATGGATTCCGTGTGTAAGCAGTGGGTCAAGTATGGGCTTGACTTCGGCGAGTCGTATTTGACGTGCTGGCGTCGTGATGACGGTACGGCGACGATCACAGCTGACTCTCCTGAAACGATGGTTGTCAGCGTTGACCCGCTGCAGCCGTGGCGGATCAGGTCTGCGATGCGGTGGTGGCGGGACCTCGATGCCGAGTCGGATTTTGCGATTGTGTGGTCGGGTGACGGGTGGCAAAAGTTCGCCCGTCCGTGCTTTGTGCAGTCGTCGTCCCGGCGCAGGCTGGTGACGCGAATCTCAGACTCGTGGGTTCCGGTTGGTGATGCTGTAGTGACCGGTTCGCCGCCGCCGGTGGTGGTGTACCAGAACCCTGATGGCATGGGCGAGGTGGAGCCTCACATTGACATCATCAACCGGATCAACCGGGCTGAGCTTCAGTTGTTGTCCACGATGGCGATCCAGGCTTTCCGTCAGCGGGCGTTGAAGTCGACGGGTAATGGGTTGCCGAAGGTTGACGAGAACGGCAACGCGATCGACTACGCCTCGATCTTTGAGGCCGCGCCGGGAGCGTTGTGGGAGTTGCCCCCTGGGGTTGATATCTGGGAATCGCAGACGAACGACTTCACTCCGATGTTGTCGGCGATCAAGGAGCATATTCGACAACTGTCGTCGGCGACCAAGACTCCGCTGCCGATGCTGATGCCGGACAGCGCGAACCAGTCAGCTGAGGGTGCGCACAACATTGAAAAGGGTTTCCTGTTCAAGTGTGAGGATCGGTTGTCGATAGCGAAGATTGGTCTTGAGGCCATCTTGGTTAAGGCGATGCAGCTTGAGGGCGAATCGGTTGAGGACACAGTGGATGTGTCGTTCGAATCTCCAGATCGTGTGACGCTGGGGGAGAAGTATGCTGCCGCCTCTCTGGCTAAGGCGGCCGGCGAGTCGTGGGCGTCTATCCGGCGGAATATCCTGAACTACAACGCCGATCAGATCAAGCAGGACGATCTTGATAGGGCGCGTGAGCAGATAACTTTGTTCGCCCAGCGTCCCCAGGAAGATGGATCACGCTGAGTATGCGGCTGCGACCGCTGAACTGAGGCGCAGACTGCTCGAATATGTGTCCGCAGCGTGGACATCGGTAACGCTGTCTGACAGTGGACTGCAAGAGCTGACATCTTCGGTGGCACCGGTTGTCCAAGCGGCCCAAGAGTCGATGGCTGCCATGACTTCGGTGTACATCGCAGAAGTCACCCAGCAGTCACCGGTGCAGGCCGTCGAGGTCTCCAAGATTCGCGGTGTGCCGTCGGAGAATGTGTACGCGCGGCCCGTGATCACAGCACGTACGGCACTGTCGGAAGGAAAGAGCGTCGCAGCGGCACTCCGGGCCGGTCAGCGCCGTATCGAGAACCTGGCGGGCACCGACCTGCAACTTGCAAAGACGCACCAAGCTAGGGCGTCGTTCGCCCGCAGCGGCTTCCAGTTCTACCGCCGCGTCTTGACCGGCAACGAGAACTGCGCGCTGTGTGTCATCGCATCAACCATGCGGTACCGCAAAAACTCGCTGATGCCCATTCATCCGGGCTGCGATTGCGATATCGACGTGATCCCGCCGGGGATGGACTTCGACACAATCAGCACGGAGCTTCTCAACGAAACGCATGACCAGGTGAAGGCGTTCGCGAGTATCGCAGACCGCGGCGGACGCGCCGTCGACTACCGAAAGTTGATCGTCACTCGCGAGCACGGCGAGGTTGGGCCCGTCCTCGCATGGCGTGACCAGAAGTTCTCAGGCCCCAAAAGCATCCAGCGCTGACCCCGGCGGTCTGGATAACGCACACATGGCCCGTAACGGGCATGTCACAAAGAAAACCCATCCGCAAAGGAAACAAACCCTCATGTCTGATGATGTGACAGCAGAAACGTCGGAACACAGCGCCGTAACGGAGCCAGTGGAACCGGCAGGCGACCAGGACGCAACCGCCACGGTTGAGGAGCCAACGCAAGCTCCGAAACCAACCGAGACGGTCGAGTTCTGGAAGAAAATGGCCCGCAAGAACGAGGCGCAAGCCAAGGAGAACTTCGCGGACGCCAAGAAGTGGCGGGAGTCGCAGGAAAAGATCGGCGACGACCCGCTGGCCCGGATCGAAGAACTGGCACGAAAGTTCGAGACGGCTGAGCGTGAACGCATCCGAAGTGATGTGGCGCGCGAAACGAAAGTCGACCCGGAGTTCATTCATGGCGATACCGAAGAAGAGATGCGCGAATCCGCCGACCGGTGGAACGAATTCGTCAACAAGCGGATCGAAGAAGCGCTGAAGGCCAGAACGGCATCGTCGGCCGTGCCGACGTCGGAAGTCACATCAGACAAGAAGGTTGAAGGCCCGAAGCCTCTCACCCCGGCTGAGTACGCGGCGCTGCCGCCTGCCGAGCGAAAGAAGGCGCGCGAAGAGGGCCGACTTGACAGCTATCTACGTGGAGAACTCCACTAACACAGAAGGGAGCCAAAAATGGCTTTCAACAACTTCATTCCTGAACTCTGGTCGGACATGCTCCTGGAGGAGTGGACCGCCCAGACCGTTTTCGCCAACCTCGTCAACCGCGAGTACGAAGGCATCGCCAGCAAGGGCAACGTGGTGCACATCGCTGGCGTGGTGGCACCTACCGTCAAGGACTACAAGGCCGCTGGCCGGCAGACCTCGGCGGACGCCATTTCTGACACCGGCGTCGATCTGCTCATTGACCAGGAGAAGTCGATCGACTTCCTGGTCGATGACATCGACCGGGTTCAGGTCGCTGGTTCGCTGGAGGCCTACACCCGTGCTGGTGCCACGGCCCTGGCCACCGACACCGACAAGTTCATCGCCGATCTGCTGGTGGACAACGGAACCGCGCTGAGCGGTTCGGCACCTACGGACGCTGATGACGCGTTCGACCTGATCGCCACGGCGCTCAAGGAGCTGACGAAGGCGAACGTCCCGAACGTGGGGCGTGTCGTTGTCGTGAACGCGGAGATGGCGTTCTGGCTGCGGTCGTCCGGGTCGAAGCTGACCAGTGCGGACACCTCCGGCGACGCTGCTGGTCTGCGCGCGGGCACCATCGGGAACCTCTTGGGCGCCCGGATCGTGGAGTCGAACAACCTGCGGGACACCGACGATGAGCAGTTCGTCGCGTTCCATCCGTCGGCCGCTGCGTATGTGTCGCAGATCGACACCGTTGAAGCGCTGCGCGACCAGGACAGCTTCTCCGACCGTATCCGCGCTCTGCACGTGTACGGCGGCAAGGTTGTCCGCCCCACTGGCGTGGTCGTCTTCAACAAGACGGGCAGCTAGCCACAGCGATGTTGCTTGCTACCGCCGATGACGTTGCTGCGGCGCTTGGATTACCGAGCGCCGCAGCGCTCACACCGGAGCAGTCTTCCCGTGTGGATGGCGTGCTGGGCCGTGTCAGCGACACCTTCCAGCGCGTCACCGGGCGGGTGTTCACCACCGGGGCCACTCGGGTGCGGGCGCAGGTCGTCAATGGGCGCGTGTGGCTGCCTGGCGTGGTGGATGAAGTCGAAGCAGTCACGCTTACCGGTGGAGAAGAAGTCGACTTCAACCAAGACGGTAACTATGTGGATGTCACCCGAAATGGGTGTCCACTCGTTACCGGCACAGTGGTGATCGTCGAATATGTTGGCGGAGGTGTGCCCGACTCTGTAACAGAGTTTGTGGCTGCGGTCGCTGCACGTCACCTGACGGTGACGCCGGGTTCGGTTTCATCGCAGGCGGTATCGCTGACGGCAGGGCCGTTCACCCAGCGGAACGCAGAGTGGGTGTCCGGGACGGCAGTGTTCACCCGGGACGAGTTAGAAGATGCGAAACGGTTCGCCAACCCTGCACCTACGATCACGATTCACAGGCTATGACGTTCCCAACTCCGTACACGGTGACGCACTATCCGCACGTCGGTGACTCGACGGATGGTTTGGGGAACACGGTTCCCCAGTTCGGTGCCGGGGTGACTGTTCCGGTCATTCAACTGGCCCCGCATGTGCAGGTGGTGGGGACGTATTCGATTGTGGAAACCGAAACGATCGATGTTGACCTGTACTTGCCGCCCGGTTCGCCGGTGAAGGTGAAAGACCGTGTCGGGTACGGGTCGGATGTGTTCGATGTGGTTGCGGTTCGTGACTGGAACATGGGTTTTCACGGTTGGGCGCCGGGTTTGGTGGCGGAGCTGCGGAAGGTGTGATGAATCGTGGCTAACGGTCCAACGAGGAAGAACCCTTTAGCGAAGTTCGGTGTGCGGCTTGATGATTTCGACAAACTGCCTGAGGTGAATCAGGGCGTCAACGAGTTCATGGACGAGGTTGTTGACGCGTGGAAGAACAATTCTCCCGTGGGCACCGGCGCTTACCGTGATTCTGTTCAGGTGACGGAACGGTCCACGAACAAGGGTCGCGGGAAGGTCGGCGCGACTGATCCGCAGGCGCATCTCGTGGAGTTCGGGTCGGCGCACAACGACGAGTACGCGCCGGCGCAGAAGACAGCTAAACAGTTCGGCGGCACCGCGTATGGCGACTGATTCAGCGCCGAGTATCCATCGTGTGATGGTGGCGTGGCTGTCCCCTCTGGGAAAGGTTTCTACTCGCCGCTTGTCGGGTGATCCGTTGCCGCATCGTGTGGTTCGTCGTGTCGATGGGCGTGATGTTCCCGAAGAGGGCAGCGATTCTGCTGTCGTGTCGGTGCACACGTTCGCCGCGTCTGATGAGGCCGCTGAGAATGAAGCCGAGTTGACGCATCAGCGGATGTTGGAGCTTGTCTCTGATCCGCTGGTGGAGATACCGCTCGGCGGTGGTGTTGTTGCGCGTATCGACTATGCGCGTGTGCTGATGAAACCGGTCCTCGTCGAGTATGACGACGACGGTCACCTGGTGCGGCATGTGGGCCGCTACGAGATCGGTGTTCAGTACATCTAGTTGAAGTTTCAGCCCTGACAAGGGGCCTGGCGGTAGCGCCGGGTCCCTTTTTTGTTCGCCGGAAATTTTCGCAATCCGGTCCCTTATCCAAATGAGAGGAGCGTCCCTATGACGCAGCCATTGACCGGCACCGACTGGAGCGCCGGCGGATTCACTGACATTCACAAGCCGTTCATCGAGCGTGGCGGGCTGCAGGCGGTGTTCATCCGCGACAATCGCGGTGCCGCGACGGACATGTCGCCGTTCGAGGATGATTGCGTGACGGTGAAGTGGTCGCCGTTTGCGCAGGACGGCAAGATTCGCGATGACCTGTTCATCCGCCGGAAGGTGAACGGCAAGTACGAGTACAACACTGCCCCGAATGAGGGTTGGTGGCACATCGGCTGCAACCCTGAGGATGGCGGTGCGGAGCGTGAACCGGACGTCACCTCTGACGATCTGATGGTGTTGCAGTCGAAGTTCCCGGTCGATTCTGAGGTGACGGAAAAGTCGTACTCGGTGCGGTTCGTGGCGCTCGGTACTGCTGATCCGCTGATTCACCGGCTGGAGTCGGAACTTCCGTTGTGCGACAACGCCGGTAATCCGCTGGTGGCTCTTCCGGGTACCCCTGACTACGGTGAGGGTCCGCTGCTGGACGCTGACTCGGCGGAGTACCAGCTGCTGCTGCTGTACGCGCGCCGCACCTCGGGCGGGTTCATTTACCGCGCTGAGGGTTACCCGGCGGTGAAGCTGGACGACCAGGCGTCGAAGCAGCGGTCGAAGACCGACCCGGACACGGCGGACCTGACGTACAAGGTGCTGCCGAATGAGTACTTCATGCGGCCCGACCCGGCGGGGACGATCGCTCTGGTGCCCGGCTACTTCTATGTGTGGATGGGTGGCCCCGGCTGGGCTGAGCAGTACTCGGACGGCAGCTAGCCGGTGAATCGTCCTGCCGGGTGGGTTGGTTTGGGGCTGGCACCCACCCGGCAGGCACCCACATAAAGCCAGCCCAACCCCTCAACCCCGAAGCCCCCCCTTTTTAAGGAAGCCCCTGATGTCTGTGAAGAAACCCGAGAACAATGGTGCCGCCGCGCGTGAACAGGCCACCGAGTTCGATTCGCCGTTCGCTGATCGTGTCCTTCGGTTCGATGACGGCACCACCATGACGATCCCCCCGCACCCCAACCTTCGGATGCTCGACGATGATGCGCTGGAAGCCTACGAGGCGTATCTCGAAGAGATCGAAACCTATGACCGGGAGCCGGACCTGTACATCCCGGAGCAGACCGTGAAGGACCGAGACGGCAACGAGATGGTGTTGCCGGCGGAGACCCGCCCCGGCGCGGTCAAGGGGCCGCCGTACTACAAGGACGGTAAGCGTGTGTCGCCGCCGCGTGAGGTGCGGATCGTTCAGGTCGTGCTGGGCATGGACAACTACGAGGTCCTGCGGTCGAAGAAGATCAACGGGCGTCCTGCTGGTGCCCGTGATGTGTGGCGGGCGTGGACGGAGCAGGGTTTCACAATCGCGGAGCGAGCTGAGTCCGACTCGAAAAGTGATGGAGGCCCAGTGGTTTTGGAGACTGTATCCGAGGCAGATAGCGAGTGACCTGCGGCGCTTCTTCGGGTTGAGTGTTTCGGATTGGCATCAGGGCAGGCTGTCCAGTTTGGAGTTGCTGGACCTGTTCGGGGTGCGGTTCGTGGACAACACCGAGGAGCGCGTTCGGGAGTTGTATGTGGATTTCGCTCCTGTTGATGGTGCGGTGGCGCGGGCTGTTCGCGGTGGCCGCTGGTCTGAGCCGGAGTTGATCGCGGCGGAAACATACAACGAGATCGCCAGGTTCAGGGCGTCATTCCATGCATCGAAGAGCCGTAAAGCGGCGTATGAGCCGTTCGCTTTCGAGGACCCGGTTGATCGGCTGGAGAAAGCGAAAGCCTCAGTTGAGGCGCACGAGTTGCAGCGTGAGGTTGAGGCCGATCTGTTCGGCTGGTGACGGGAGGTGAGTGTCTGATGCCGATCTACGTGGACATTATTTCTCGTCTTGATGAGCGTGCTGCTGCGGTGGCGGCGAAGAACATTGAGCGTGAGATGGAGGCGGCTGGGGCTCGTGGCGGTTCGGCTGCTGGCCGCGCGATCGGCGAGAACGTCACCAAGGAAGCGGCTGCCGCTGGGCGTAATGCTGGTGAGCAGTTGTCGCGTGAGGTTGATCGTGCGACGAAGGCCGCGGGTTCTCGCATTGTGGATGGTTTTTCGTCGCATGGTGTGTCGGCGGGCCGGGGGTTTGGTTCGTCGTTTGGTTCGTCTTTGGTGTCGTCGTTGCCTGTGGCGGGCCGGTTTTCGTCTGCCCTGTCGGGGTATGAGGGTGCGGCGTCGAAGGCTGGCGCGTTGGCTGGTCGTGCGTTGGGCACGGCGTTCACGGCGGCCGCGACAGGCATCATCGGCGCCGCCGGTGTTGCCCTGTTCAAGGGGTTCGACAGGTACAAGTCCCTTGATGCGACGTCGCACCGTCTTGCCGCGATGGGGAACAGCGCCGAGCAGGTCAAGACGATCATGTCGGATATCAACGAGGTCGTCGTTGGTACTCCGATTGCGTTGGATGAGGCGGCGAAGGCGGCTACTCAGTTCCTTGCTGGTGGGGTGAAGCAGGGTCGCCCGTTGCAGGCGGCGTTGACGGCGATTGCGGACGCGGCGGGTGCATCTGGGCAGAAGTTCGGCGACCTGGCCGTCATCTTCAACCAGGTGTTCAACAAGGGCAAGCTGCAGGCTGAAGAGATGTTGCAGCTCAATGAGCGTGGCATCAATGTTCAGGCGGCGTTGCAGAAAGAGTTCGGCCTGACGAGCGCTGAGATTCAGAAGATGTCGAAGGACGGCACGATTTCGTTCGGCATGCTTGTGCAGGCGATTGAGGGCCAGTTCGGTGGCATGTCGAAGAAGCTGGCCGACACTGTTGACGGCGCCTTGTCGAACATGAATGCCGCTGTGGGTCGTGTTGGGGCGAACTTCATTTCGGCGTTGTTCGGTGACCCTCTGGACACGACGGAGGGTCCTGGCGCGCTTGCCAAGTCGATCAACAATGTGACCGACAAGCTGAATGACCTGAACGCGTGGATCGTCGCGCACAAGGACGACATCAAGCGCACCTTCGAGGAAGCTGCTGAGACTGCGCAGGATTTGTGGGATGCGCTGTCGAGCGTAGTCGAAATGCTCGACCGGATCGGTATCAGCGTTGGGGACGTGGTGACCGCGTTCGTGGCGTGGAAGTCCATAGCTGGCATCACGGCGCTGACGCAATCTCTCTCAACGGTGAGCACGACATTGGCCGGTCTTCCCGCGACGGCCGATAAGTCGGCTAAGGGAATCTCTGCCGCGTTGTCGCGTGTGGCGGTCCCAGCGTGGCTGGCGTTCCTGGTTGCGCAGAACGGCCCTGAGATTGAACAGGCCATTCAGAACGCGATTCCAGGTGCGGATAGCTGGAATCACTCCAATACGCCGGATCAGTTGGGTCGCAGTGCCCGTGAGTGGTGGGACCGCAACATTCAGGGCGGCACGGGGGTTGATCCGCAGCCGTCTCCGCTTCCTCAGCTCGGCGGCGGGTCTGGACCTGGCACGCCAACGGTTGGCGGCATTCCGATTCCAGGGCTTGTGGGTACGAACTCGAACGGTCCAGCGTCCCCGTTCGGTAACCTTCCCGGTCAGGTTCCATTGGATGTTTCCGTGGAGGATCGCCGCGGGCGTCGTGGTGGCGGCGCGCCTGGTTCGGATGGGGCACCCGCGGATGGCCCGTTGGCTGATCTGTTCCCGGGCGCGGTGGGGGCTGCTGATGGTGGTAGTGGTTCTGGCCCGAAGCTGCCGGATGCGCCTGTGTTGCCGTATGACACGACGCTGCCGCCGGGGATTGCTGGTATGCCACCCGACGCGGCCGTGTTCTCCGCTGAGTCGTCGTATCTGGATGCGCGTCACAAACTGGCGGAGAAGCGTGCCCGCGCCGCCCAATTGGAGCAGTCCACCGAAGCCACCGAGCAGGACCGCCTCAAGGCCCGCAACGATGTGATCGAAGCTGAACGCGACCTTCAGGCCGCCGAGATGCGCATGAGTGATGCCCGCGCGAATCAGTACGAGAAGCTGACGAAGCAAACCGACAAGCATGTCAAGGATTTGGGGCAGATCGGTGCCCAGCTTGATCAGGATTTCGGTATCTCGAAGGGTTTGGCGGGGATCGCGGAGAACATCACGAAGTTCGTGGCGAATCTCGCGGCGGCACCGTTGTTGGGGCAGTTGCAGGCCATTTCGGCGTATAGCCCGACGCAGGGTGGGCACGGGTTGATGGGTGTGCTCGGCGCGCAGGGTGTGTTCGGGCCGCAGTACCAGAACAACCAGTATGACCGGGGTTCCTACCCGTCGGCCGGTGCGGCCGGTGTGTCGATGACGCCGATCGGTGCCTATCCCGGTGACGCGGCGCTTCTGGCGAACGTTCCCGCCGGACGATACACACAAGAACAACGCGGCGACCTGACGCAGGGTTTGGCTGATTGTTCTAGCGCTGTTGAGGATCTGGTCAACTTGATGGATGGCCGCCCGACGACCGGCGCCAGCATGTCGACCCACAATGCGGACGAGTGGCTGACTGCGCGTGGCTTCGTCAAGGGCATGGGCGGCCCGGGTGATTTCCGGGTCGGATTCAACTCAAGCCACATGCAAGCCACCCTGCCCGGGGGAACGCCATTCAACTGGGGCAGTGACTCCGCTGCCGCGCGGCGTGGTATCGGCGGCACGGGCGCGGATGATCCGTCGTTTACGTCGCATTATTACCGGCCGGTGACGTCGGTCCCTGGCGGGTCGGCGGCGGCGGCGGGTGCGCCGGGGTTGTACAGCCCGCAGAACACCAACCCTGCGTTGAATAACCCGCCGGCTCCGGTGTCGTCGGGTGCGTGGGCGACGAATCCGGCGCCGCTGCCCACCACGGGCGGTGGTGGCGGCCCGATGGCCGCTGGCGCACCGCAAGGCCTGTTCACCGGTGGGCCGACGAACACCACCAACATCGGGGCGAACGTCGCACCGTATGCCGGGTCCGGTTCCGGTGGTATCGGCATGGACGGTGGTGGTGCGCTTGGCATGGCGGTGCAGGCCGGTGGTATGGCGCTGGATGCGATGGCCCCGGGTGCGGGTCAGGCCGCGCAGACTGGGGTGAAGCTGATCAACCGTGCCATCGAGTACGGCGGTCAGGTCGCCGCGATCGGCGCCCAAGGGTTGATGGAAACGTTCTTGCCTACGGGTGGTTCGGATTTGGCGAACAACAACTGGATCACCCGCATTGCCGGGGGGATTGCTGGTGCGGCCCCGGCGTTGCCGAACCTGGCCGGCCAAGCATCCCAGCAGCGCAAGGACATTGATCCGCAAGCCACAGGCCAGGGTCAAACCCAAGTCAACCAGGGTGGCGACACGAACATCACGGTCAACAACCAGCGCGCCACCGAAGACGGTACAGGCCGCGACATCGCGTATCACCTGCAAAACCAGTACGTCATGCCGGGAGGGTAAATGGCTAAGAAGCATTACCCCGCCACTGGTGTAACCCCGCACGGATGGTATGACCTCGCCAAGGGTGAAAAGCCGATGATGTGGCTCGACGCCTACGACGGGTCGATCACTTTCCACATGATGGGCGGGATGGCGGTCCCTGACCGGGTTGTAGCCCCGGAGATGGTGCACCTCACCTCACTCAAGGGGTTGATCCCGCCGTGGAAGCACATCGACCAGAAGGGCGCCACCGAGGACGGAATCACCAATATTGATGCGCTCTACGACCCGATTGAGGTTGAGGTGGGGGTGGAATGCCGTGGCCGGTCGCCGAAGTGGACGCGCAGGGTCTACCGCGATCTGGTCGCGTCGATCGACGCGAAGCAGGAATCGACGTTGAACTTCCTCACCCACGACATGGGGCACTGGTGGGCGCCGGTCAGGTGGTTCCAGGGCGCGCCGCAAGCACCGCTGGAGATCGGCAAGCGGCAGCGTGAAAGTTTGCGCCTGCGGGCCGATTCGGGGTTCTGGCGTACCTACGACTACGCGGCGAGTTTCCAGTTCGAGTACGAGTCGATGACCGACACGTTCAACTACGACACGTCGGGCACGCAGGACCTCGGCGCGGACTGGCCGCTGTACTACGAGGGTGACGGCGGCGGGTACATCTACGCCAATGGTGACCAGGCGAGGTGGCGGGACGACCCGGACGATCCGCTGACAACGGATACCCGCGAGGTGGTGTGCGGGCCGTACAAAGACTTCGACACCGACACCGATAACCAGGTTGTGTCGATGGTGCTCGGCGGGTTCCAAGAGTGGAGCCTGCCGGATAGTGGGGCGAACGACCTGTGGGCTCGCATGGGCCGCGACAGCAACGGAGACTGGGACGGTAATGGCATCCGCATGCGGGTGCAGGGCAACTGGATCAAGCTGTCGCGGTTCAACAACTTCTCGCAGACGGTGATGTTTCAGCGGCCACTTCTGGTGGCCCCGCTGATTGGGGAGAAGTTCACCCTGGTTGCCGGGTATGAGGGCGATCCGCGCATGTTCAAAGTGTTGCGCAATGGGTTGCCGATCCTGTCGCACAAGGAAACCGGCACTGGTAGCGAGCTTGGCCCGGATTATCGGGGAATCGGGTTTGGTATGCAGGCCGGTGGCGCGTTGATCACGCAGGCGACACCAGCTCCGGTGCGGAAGGTTTCTGCGGGCGACAATGTGAATGTCACGCAGTCGGGGTTTGTGTCGATGGTCAATGTTGGTGACCAGCCGATGTATTGGGATGCGACCTTGTTTGGCCCGGGCACGTTCCGGTTGTATGACGGTCCCGGCGCGGATGAGTATGTGGAGTTTGGTCCGCTGCTGCCCAATCAGATTGTGTTCCTACGTACCGACCCGCGCTCACAGACGACGTTGGTGCAGGATTTGACGTCGGTGCCGCCGTCGCCGCAGGAGTTGAACATTTTCCAGCAGGCGGTGAAGTCGTTGTTGTCGTTCTTCTCGGAGCGGAACGCGTTCACCGACCAGATTGGGTCGCTGTTTGGGATTGTTCCCCCGCAGGGCAATTTCTATAAGTACCTGTCGGGCCGGTTCAGTGAGAACGCGGCGATCCCCGCGAAGTCACCTGGCGAACCGGCGCAGCAGTTCTTTGTGAAGACAGAAATTGTTGGTGGCAACGCTGACTCGAAGGTGATTCTTTCGGGGACTCCGTTGCGCCGCTACCCGATGTAGCCCCTGTAGTGGCAAGCCCCAGCCGATACCTCGGTGAGGGGTGAATTTGTGGCGCCTGTGAACCAGGAAAGGAGGGGATGACGGTTGTCGAAGTTTGAACGCGAAACAGCCGCATGGCAATCCGCCCTCCAGTCCGGCGACCCGAACAGGATCGCACGAACCGCGCGGGCGTTGACGGAACGCAAATCGAAGGTAGACACGTCGTTCCGGTTCACGGTGTGCGACAAGTTTTGGCAGCCGATGGGCGCTGTCGGTGGCGACCTGATCGAGGCGTCGGGTGCTGACCCGCGCAACGATGTTGAAACCGGCCGGATCGTCCTCAAAGGGAACAGCCCTCTCATCCCTTTGTTCATGGACTGCAAAAAGACGATGGTCGGTGTCATCGTCGAGACAGCCGGTTTGCGGTATGCGTTCTACACGAAGAACCACACCTACGAGTACCGCGACAGCGCATGGACCGGCACCGCTGAACTGCGCGGTATCCGCGACATCCTCAATTACTACGTGATTTGGCCGTCGTGGTGGCTGCCGATTCAGGCACAGCCGTTCTCGCACGCGATCTTCGTGTGGGCGCTGCAAACCGTCGTGGAGAACATGGTCGCAGAATGCGCTCTGCGGTTGCAGTCCGGGTGGCTGGAGTTCATCAACAACGGCCTGTCGTTAAACCCGGATATCCGGGCATGGTTCGGCACCGTTCTGCAAGCCCTGTCGCGGGACGGGCTGTCGGTCCAGGCGTTCACCCGCATGCTGCGAACCCCGGTGTATGTGTCACGCACCAATCCACTGCTGGACACGTCGCCGATGGTGGCTCGCACAGTGCGGATGGAAACCGTTCAGGCCGTCATCAAGGACGTTACCCAGTCGTACGGTGTGGATACCCGCATGGATTTGTGGCTTCCAGGTGATCCGCAGCCTGACAGGTGGGCGAACCTGGACCAGCCTACCTACGTGTTTTCCACAGTGGACCGGTCGCAGATCACTGGTCCGACGAAAACCGTGCTCGATTCGGTGCTGCGCACCACGATTGACCTTGGCGGGTCGCTGGGGGACATCTTCAAACCTGTCATCAAGCAGGTTCCCGGCATGGACGGCGTGTTCTATGCGCCCGCGTTGGGTGTGGATTTCGAGCAGCCATACGCCTATTTCGTGGCCCCCGAGCCGGGTGAGGACACCGGCATCGATGCGTGCACGATCACTGACCACACACCTGAGGGTTGGCAGCACATTATTGGTGGCCGTAGCCCAAAGTGGTTGAACGACTTGATGAATGCCACCTTCGCATGGCTGATCGACTCGCTGATGATCGTTGTTGGATTCACCGGCATACCGTCCGATCTGCTGTCGGGGTTCCTGAACAACAGCTTCCTGGCGTTCCAGTTGATTCAGCATTACGACCGCCGTGACGAAGTTGGCCCGTACCATCCGGCGATCGAGCGGTTCTATCCGACAGCATCAGCGCCGTACAACATCGAAACGGTGTTCGCATTCATCAACGCCTTGTTTGATTCGCAGGGCAAGACGACGGCGACGGTGCAGTTCCGCAACGGTGCCCAGTATGCGTTGGGTCGGGACGTTTTTCGCGGCGGCCTGATGTCGCTGGTGTTCATGTCACGTACCCGAATGGTGACTGACTACATCGAAAACGTCATGTGGCGGGTTTCCCAGGATGAGCGGAAGGTGATCGCGCAGTTGGGGGATGGACGCAAGTCGGAGGCCCCGTTGGCGAAGCATCAGCGGTTCATCACGGGGATTTTTGAAACGTTGTCGGTCCTCACGCTGTCACCTCAGGGATAAGCAGCGGTCGTCCTTTCTTTCTGTAACTCGCCCAATGTGAATGGAGCGTGCCTTATGTCGTGGCCTTTGAATCCTGCTGGGACTCACTATTTGTTTGAGGGGATCGTGGAGATTCCTGTCGATCCTACGGCGGGTTCGGCGATCCTCCAGTTGCGTCCGCAGGGCGGTATCGGTGTTGGTGTGCCCGCGATCGAGAAGGGTGATCCGGGTGTGCCGGCCACGTTCGATACGACGGTGAATCTGACGGAGCTGGACCCGGACGATCCAACCCCGGCGGAGGCGTCGTTCACTGAGATCACGCCACCTGGAACATCCACGCCGGGTGTGTACCGGTTGAACCTGGCGCTGCACGCGGGCGCGAAGGGCGCGGATGGTGAGGCGGTGTGGGACCCGACGGATGTTGATCCGTCTCCTGTTGCGGGTCAGGTGCCGGTGGTGAATTCGACTGCTGATGGGTTTGTGCTGGCGGCGCAGCGTGTGGGGGACCGGTATGTTCCGGCGTCGATCAACAACACTGCATCGGGTAACGCGAACTCGACTTTGGCTCAGGTGTCGATCCCGGCGCAGCCTTTTGATTGGCGGCCGCGTGTGCAGGGGTACACGGTGGTCACCGGTGAGGGTGCGGATGTTCGGGTTGATTTGGTGGCCCGGTTGAACGGTGAGACTGGCGGCAACGTGATCGGCCGGTGCCCCGGTGTGGCGCAATCGGAGCGGCTGACGCTTGTTTCGGGACCTGCGGCGGGCTCATCGGATGGGTTTGACCGTGTGGCGGCCGGTACACCGGCGACGATCTATTTCCGGTGTGAACGTCGGGCGGGGTCGGTGACGTACACGACTTCTGCTTCTACGTCGATGTTTTCGGTTGAGGTTTTGCCGCTGTCATGACTGATTCGTTTGATCCGCTGCCTAAGTGGGCGCACGCGGTTCCGTCGGAGCCGGGTATTCACCCTGAGCAGTCAGCTCAGCAGTGGTTGCGTCCGTTCACTGTTCAGCAGCTGCTTGAGATTGGTGAGCAGTTCATTGAGCAGTTTTTGGCGTGGGTGGTGCGCGCGGTCGCTGGGGTGTTCATCCCTGGGGAGGCGTCGTTCGACCAGCTGCGCGACTGGGCGTTGAACATCCCGATCCTCGGCGACATAATCGAGGCGATCACCGGTTTGGTTGGCGGCGGGATCGAGGAACTAACACAGTTCTTCGACAATATCCGCAACTTCTTCCGGTCTATCGACTTCAACAATCCGAGCTTCAACCCGCTTCAGGCGGCGGCCCAGTTGGTGAACATTATCTTGGCCCCGCTGCGGAATGTCTTGCCGCGGTTGTTGACGTTCCTGCCTATCGGTGCGATCACGGCGCAGACGCCGAACCTGCTGTCGGCGCCGAAGTTTGCTGCCGATTCCGTGGATTCCGGGTCGGAGTGGGTTGTCGACCCTGACAAGTCGCATTCGAGCGACGGCACGGGCGCGGTGCGGGTTATCGCAAACGGCAAGCTGCACGCTTTGCGTTCGGGGGAGGAGCCCTCCGACGTTTTAGCCGTGGGTGCGAGCCAGTCGGTTGATGTGTCGATTTACGTCAGCTACGAGGATTACTCGGGGTCTGGCGATCCGATCCGGCTCGATGTGGTGCCGTTCATTGACGGGGTGGCTCAGCAGCCCGTTTCTATTGTCACTCACACGCCGCAGGCCCAGGATTCGGACTGGGCCTTGATGTCTGGCCGGTACACGGTGCCTGAAGATGTCACGGGTATGCAGCTCCGCCTTGTCGTGGACGAGCGTGCCACGGCGGGGACTGTGTGGTTTGACGATGCCACGGTGAAGCAAACGGGCACGATCCGCCCTGAGTGGGTGGAGGGCCTGTCGGACCTGCTCCAGTCGATCAGTCAAAACGTGCAGTTGGTGATCGACACGGTAGTGAACGCGATCCGTGGTGGCATCTCGGTGGTGGGCAGCACGCTTGAGGATTTGTTCGACGCGTTGCAGAACATCAACCCCGCCAACATCATTGGCATGCTGGGGCCGGGAAACCTGCTGGAGACGATTGAGGAGATCGTCAACAACATTGTTGGTGGCCTGGTTGGGGTTGTTGGTGGCGGGGCGGGTTTGGCTGACCTGTTCAACATTCTTCGGGAGATCTCGTCACGGGCGAGCCGGGGTGATTTCGCGTGGATCATTCAGGGCATCCGCACCAACAAGCCTGCGGCTGGCGGGTTGGGGCCGTCTGAACGTTCCAACATGAACTTGTCGGAGATCACCGGCATGGTGTCTGCGACACAGTCCGCTTCGTTGATCGCGTGGGACTACATCGAGGAGTCCATGCCGATCGGTGCGATCTCGTGGATGGGCTACGGCGTAGAGGGGATCACCGAGTTTTATGTGCACGTGTGGAAGATGAACACCGCGACTGGTGTTCCCGCGTTGATCCACTCATCGGACAACATCCTCAGTGTCATTGCTGATGCGGGTAGCGCGGATCCTGATGTGGGTGCGTATCTGCAGTACGAGTTGCCTCAGGACGAGGTGATCGCGGCGGAGGCGAGTGACCTGCTGGGTTACGAGTTTGTGCCGGTCGGCGGGACGCATCAGATTCGGGGCCGGGTCGATGAGTTCCCGTTGCATCCGACAGCACCGATTTCGAAACGCGCATCGACCCGCAACAACACCAGTAGCCCGTCGTCGCCGCCGTCGTCGATTCCGCGGAATCAGATTGTGTGGTCGGACAATGTGCCGTGGGTGGGTATCGCTGTCGATACCGGTGTGATCGGTGATCAGCACGACCCGGAGAAACGCTACCTGGGGACCGAGTCGACAACCATTCCGGTGGCGAAGTGGGTCAACTACATTGATCCGGTCGCGTTGGGTGCCGGTGGCGGTGCCCGTCAGGGGATCGCCCTGGGTGTCAACGGTGCACCGGGGCAGCCGGGGCAGTTCAACGCGACGATCTGGGTTCGTGGTGAGGACTTCGGCGACAACGCGATCATCACTTTTACTCCCGGCGCCGGTGGTATTGGGGGGACGGGTGACGGTTCTCCTGGTGGTGACACGGTCATCACGATCACCACACCGGGCGGGCCGACCCGATCCATCACCGCGAGCGGTGGCGCCGCTGGGACGAGCGCCGGGTTCCTCACCAACCCTGTCGGGCGGGGGCCGGCCGCGTTCGTGTTCAACGGGCAAGAGTATGTCGGCGGTGGTGACCAGAAGGTCATGGGCGGTAAGGGAACGTCGCCGGGTGGTGGCGGTAACGGTGGCCGCGGTTCTATCGCAGCCTTCCAGCCTGGCGGTAACGGTGGCCCCGGCGGCGGCTGGGTGTATCTGCGCCCAGATCCGCTGCCCGAACCGGATCCCGATCTGACACCACCCACGGCACCCACGCTGATCGAGCTTGCTGAGGCGACTTTCAGTTCACTCACTATCACCTGGTCGGGGGCGACGGACGAATGACAATTCAAGGCTACTTCGTTTACGCCAGAGAAAAAGATGCCGGCGGAGATTTCATTCAGTTGAATTCCGAGCCGGTTCTTCCCCCGCTGGCGCATAGCGGGCTTCAGTCCAACACGACGTACGAGTTCTATGTTCAAACCATCGACAATGCCGGCTGGATCTCCGATCCGTCGGATGTGTTCGAGTTCACCACCCCCGCACACGAAGAGGGCGACCTGTTGTCGCCGGCGGATCAGGCGATGGTGGATCAGATCGTTGAGGAGTCCCGCGCGGAGTCCGGCCAGCCGGGGGTCATCGTGCAGATCACCGGCCCGCGCGGCAGCTACGCAAAGGCGTATGGAACGTCGGTGGGCGGCACCGCTCGCCCGCTGACGCTGGATGACCATTTCCGCATGGGCAGTTCTACGAAGATGTTCACGGTCGTGGCGTTCTTCCAAGCGGTCGACAAGGGTCTAATCACCCTGGAGGACACACTCGAGCAGTATGTTCCGGGTATCCCAAACGGCACGGTGATCACGATGGCGAACATGCTATCGATGCGGTCGGGGATCGCCGAGTACACGGCTGGTGCGAACGCCATCTTCTACACCCTGTTCCCAACGTGGCCGTGGAAGGGTGCAGAAGATTTCTTGTCGACCATGAAGGGCAAGCCGAAATTCTATCCCGGCACCGACTACGCGTACACCAACTCCAACTTCTCGTTGATCGGCATGGTGCTGGAGAAGGTCGACCCCGAGCACCGCACGATCAAACAGATTATCACCGAAGACATCATCGAACCCTTGGGATTGACCGAAACGCAGTGGCCGCCGACCGGTCCATGTCCGGCGCCCACAACGCGATCCGACAATATCAACCCCAACTTCCTGAACAGTGCCGGGGCGCTGTCCACGAACATCAACGACTACACAAAGTTCATTCAGGCCATCCGCGATGGCGAGTTGATAAGTGAAGAGTCGCACGATGTTTGGATGCGCACCTATTGGAGGTACCCGAGCGGGTGGGACAAGTTCGCGAAGGGCTTCTACATTCCGACCGATTACTACTACGGGTACGGGATGGAGAATTTCGGGACGTGGTACGGGCATCCAGGGGCATTCTCGGGTGGCTGGGAGTCGTCAGTGTTCTTCGAGCGCGACTCCGGGGCAACGATCGCGGTTCACGAGAACATCAACACCACCGACCCGATCTTGGCGGCGCAGACCCGAATCTGGGTTCGGCTGGCTGAGACGCTGTATCCGGGCACGATCACGAATGACCAGAACTGGCCGGTTCCTCCGGCCCCGGTGGATTTGGGTTTCGATGCTGTGTCGGACCCGTTGTCCGGGTTTGGCAGTGCAAGCAAGTCGTTCACGGCGTCTGCCGGGTCGACAGTGTTTGTGGTGATGTCGTGGGACCGTTCGGGTTCTGCTCCGTCGGTCACGTACGCCGAGGGTGGCGGCGCACTGGTCGGTTCGGTGTATCACAATGACAGCGCTTCGAACGGCGGGTTGGCGATCTACCGCATGGACAATGCCGGTTCCGGGTCCGCGAAAACCGTGAAGGTGAAGGGGCCGGGATGGGTGAGTGCTTACGCGATCTCGTTCAAGAATGTGGTGTCGGTTGGTGAGGCTGACGCTGCGTTCGGTAACGGGACTGCCCATTCGCAGGCGGTGACGGTTCCTACTGGCAGTGTGACTTTGCAGGCGTTCGGCGCTGGTGGTGGCGGTGGCCCGTCTTACGATTTGACGTCGGTTGTGGGTGCGCGTGTGCGGGCAAAGCAGGAGGGCACGAACCCGCTGCTGTGCGTGAACACCACCACGAACACGGGAACGGTGAATGCGACGTCGACGCAGAGCAATAAGTGGTCGGCGTTGGCGGTGAACCTGCAGATCGGGCATGGCTGATGGCGGGCTGGTGGGCTGAGGTTCACGCCCATTTCGGTGTGACCATCGACCCGGAGGTCGGGTTCACTTATGGTGGGCCATCCCAGGAGTTCGGTGTCGTTCTCACTCCCGAGGTGGGCATGTCGGCGGTGGCACGCAACACCGCCACATTCGGCCTGGTGCTGCCCACCCTGATCGGGATGAGTGGCGGCGGGAAGAGTGTCGCATCGTTCGGGGTGACGTTGAGTCCGTACGTCGCGATGCGTGAACCTGGCGGGTTCACACCGCTGTTCCCGTCCGAAGACCTGTTCCCATCGACGTCGTTGTTCCCGACGCCGCGCAGTCAGCGCCCAGGGTTTGGGATGACCCTCACCCCGACAGTCGGTTTCGGGTCTGCGGGCGTGCGGTATACCCGCGAGTTCGAGGTGAGCGTTTCCCCGTCGGTGGGAATGTCGGCGTCGGAGCGGTACGCGTCGGTGTTCGACCTGGCAGTCACCCCAGAGGTTGGGATGTCCGCGGTGGAGCGGTATGCCCGCACGTTCGGCGTGTCTGTCACGCCGACCGTGGGGATGGACGCTGTCGGCAACAACGGTGTTGATCCGGTGGCGTACAACGCTGTCGGCGCCACTGGTGTGGTGTGGACCAGCTTCGGCGGTACGCAGACAGAGACGTTCAACTTCACCGCAGCGGCAGGCGCGGACGTTTTCGTGGCGGTGTCATGGGACCGCTCGGAGCCATCGATCACCGGCATCACTTACGGCGGTGTCGCGATGACCCAGTTGGCGATCGTCTCCCACAACAACGACGCCACCAGGGGCTCGGCGTCGGTGTGGAGGCTCGCCGCGGCGGGCAGCGGATCAGCCAAGTCGGTTGCCATCACACACAGCGGCTCAATGTATGGGGCTGCGAACGTGATATCCGCGACGCATGTCGGGTCCGTCAGCACGGCCACCGCGTACGGTTCTGGAGCATCCCCGTCGCAGGCCGTGACCGTTCCGGCGGGTGGTCTGGTCATCCACGTGCTTGCTGCTGGTAACGGGTCTACCGGGTCTGTTTCGTCGTGGACGTCCTACTCGGGCATGACGAACAGGTCGCTCGTACAGTCGGATTTGTCTCGCACGCAGGTGGCTTTGAGTACAGCTTCGGCGAGCGGCACCGTGAGTGCAACATCGTCCGGTTCGAATCCGTGGAGCGGCATCTCTGTCGCTCTGTCACCAATATAAAGTTCTGGAAAGGAAGCGGGATCATGGGCATTCCCAATGCAACACACAAGGCCGCCTCGGATGCGATCGCGGCGTTAGGTTCGTACATCAGTGTGCATACGGGTGCGGCTGGCACGACGGGCACGAACGAGGCGACGGGCGGCGGTTACGCCCGTCAGGCCACGTCGTGGACGAGCGGGTCGAGTGGCACGAACACGGGCGACGAAGTGACCATCCCCGTGGCCGCCGGCACCTACGTTGAAGGCGGTATTTGGTCGGCGGCGTCGGGTGGCACGTTTGTGGGTTCGGCGGCGTTCGACGACGGCAACGTGGAAGTGAGCGGAACGGGCGCGTCGATCGATGTAACCCCAAGGATAGTTGCCTAGTATGAAATGTACTGTCGCACAGCGGAAAAGGGGTTAGCGTGCGGATCAAGACTGATCATCAGATCGTCGTGTTCGGTAACGATCTGATGGGCCTGTTCGACACCGACGGTGTACTGATCACCCAAGGTTCACGTACCGCAACGGGCTGGAAAGTCACCGCCGAGGGTGCGGCTGACGTGGATACCGAAACCCGGTCGGACGCGATCACCGCCATGATCAACATGGCGCTGGAAGTGTTGCCCGGTGATGGGTATTCGTGCCTGGTGCCGCACGGGTTGAGGGATCAACCCTAGAAGGGGGCATGTTCATGGCTTACGACAAGCAGGCGTGGCAGAACTCGCCGTCAACGGAGACTCCGTTGTCGGCGGGTGCGTTGAATCACATGGAGGACGGTATCGCCGATGCCCACACTCTCGCCGAAAGCAAGGCGGACAGTGAGCACACGCATGTGTTGGCGGATGTCACGGATGTTGTGGCGACGGCCGGTGAGGTGAATGTGCTGGCCGGTGCGACGGTTTCGACTGGCGAGCTGAACACGCTCGATGGCGTGACCTCGAACGTTCAAACCCAGTTGGATGGGAAGGCTGCCACGTCGCACACCCACGCGGCATCATCCATCACGTCCGGCACGCTGGACATCGCCCGTATCCCGCTCGGCAACTCGGGCTCGACGGTGTGTGTGGGTAACGATTCGCGCCTGTCAGATCAACGCACACCACTCGATGGTTCGGTGTCGTCAGCGAAGATTGCATCCGGGTCGATCACCAACACCCACGTCAGCCCGTCCGCGGCGATCGCGGCGTCGAAAATGTCGACGGGTGTGCAAGCATCGCTCACCAAAGCGGACGGGTCGGTGCAAAAGTCCGGCACCGCTGAGGGCATGTGGATGGGAACCACCCTGCCTGGTACCGGCACGGCGGGTGTGTTGTACGTGGTGGTGCCGTGAAAGTTTGGAACGGCACGGCGTTCGTTGACCCCACCGCGTTCAAGGTATGGAACGGGTCGGCGTTCGTCAACCCTGAGCTGTACACGTGGAACGGGACCGGTTTTCAGAAGCTGTGGCCCACGTTCACCCCGTTCAGCATTTCCAGCGAAGACCCCGGATACGCGGATATCTACGACGAACCGGTACCCGAGGGCGCATCCGGTTGCTGGGTCACCCTTGGCGGTGCGGGCGGCGGCGGCGGCTCCGGCCGCAGATCCAACTCCGGCTACCGCTACGGCGGCGGCGGCGGGGGCGGCGGTGGCTACATCGGCCGCGTCTGGATTCCACGCGCGTCGCTCGGCTCGACGTATACCCTCGTCCGGGGCCTCGGCGGCTCCGGTGGAGCGCGGGCGGCGGGATCGTCCAACGGCAATGACGGCGGCGCCGGCGGCTCGACTGTGTTCTCGTCCGGCAGCGTTTCCCTGACGGCTAGCGGAGGGGCAGCAGGCGCGAGGGGCACTAGCTCGTCGTCCAGCGGAAGCGGCGGGGCCGGCGGTACAACCAGCATCTCCGGCATATCCGCAACAGGCTATACAGGTGGCAAAGGCGGTAACGGCGGCAGTAACCCAACTAGCGGGCAGAGCCGTTCAAACGGTGCGGGCGCTGGCGGCCGGGGTGCTGGGGGCCTCCTGTCCAACGACAACAGCATCAGCGGCGGCAGCAACGGAACCAGCTCCGGCCCCGCGGGGAACGGCGGCGGGGGGACCGACGGAGCCGTAAACACGGGCGGATCAAACGCAGGCAGCGGCGGTGACGGCTACGTCCTGGTCGAGTGGGAATAACCCCGCTAACGGTTCGGGTCACCAGCAGCGCGGAGTTGATACACACGCTGCTTGGAAATCTTCAGGGCGCGGCCAATGTCATGCCACGTGATGCCGTGGACAGTCATCGCCTCATAGACGAGGGCAGCCAGTTCGGCATCAAGCTCGGCGATAGTCGCTGCGCGTTTCTGCCGGTTGGCGATCATGCGGTCGATGATTGTCACATCTAGGAGTGTATCTCAAAGAAACACTTGTGCACGTGGTCAAACGCGGTTAGACTCGCGTTCATCAACTTGAGACACCGCCCGGCGGGGCGATAGGCCTGAGAAACCAACCCCGCCGGACGGCCCACCCCCAACAGGAGGCCCACCAATGCTACGCACCACCACCGCGACTGTCTTCGCAATCGCCGCACTCGCACTCGGAATACCCGCAGTCGCTGATGCCGCACCCGCCCACTGCGCGAATCACGGCACCGGCCACGGGCAGATCTACAAGCACGCATGCGCCACCGGCAGCGGCGGCGCAGGAGCCGACTGGACATACGCCACCCACGCCGACGGCACACCCAAGATGGACGGCACCAAACACATCTACAAGTGCGTGCGCCACTGCGGCGGCGGCCGCCACCACGTCGAAACCACCGACACCTGGTGACCCGCCATGAAGATCCACGTTCAATCCCGCGGCCCCGCCGGCTGGAACGCAACAGTCCTCTTCACCACAGGAACCGTCCTGACTGTCGCTGACGACCAAGGTCGCAGGCACCTGATCGACACGTCCCGCGTCACGGTCAGGAGGCTGCCGTGACCAAGCCCACTGTGAAACGCATAGCCGGGGCTCTCGGAACCGGACTCCTCGGAGGCATCGCACTCACCAGTGTCCTGTCCTGGATGTTCGCCACAGGCAACCCCGCCATCGACTTCTTCATCGAACGCGACACCCTGTTCTACTTCTAAACCCACCCCAGAAAAAGCCCCGCCACCCACTTGGTGCGCGGGGTTTTTCTATGCCCCGAAAGGAACCCCGGACATGGACCGTCTCGGAATCATCCTGCTCAAACTGCTCGGACCACTCGCCGACAGGATCGCCGAACCGCATCGCCGACAGGATCACCGAGAACCTGCCCGACCTGTCCGATTTGGATGATCAGATCGTCGCGAAACTCCCCGACCTGTCCAACCTTCCAGAACAGGTCATCAACATCATCGGCCGGCTGCCGAGATTCCCGTTCCTGCTGGGCGGCAAGCCATGAAGGTCACCTACCGCGGCATGGAGATCGAACTCGAACTGCGCGTCGGGTTCACAGTGCACAACCAGGACGGCTCGTCCTACATCCAGGTCCACGTCACGCCGACGTCAATCACAGGCGGTGGTCCGGACGGCGACGGCGGCGAACCCCTACCGATCGAGAGGGCGGCATGAGCTTCACCTGGTTCCGACCCGAAGGCCCGCTACGCACCCGCGAACAAGTCGCCCGCGAAGTCCACGCCGTCTCCCTAGCCCGTGGCCTCGATGAACTCGCCACCGTCATTGCCCTGATGACCATCTCCACCGAGGTCGGCACCGGAACCGGCGATGACCGCAAGTGGTGGTGCCCCGCCAACGACCGCGTGCCCGCCACGAAGAACTACCCCCACGACTCCCGCAGTGACGACAACCGCTCATCGGGCTACTTCCAGCAGCAACCCGGACCCAACGGCGAACCCTGGTGGGGCACACCCGAAAACATGATGACCCTGCCACAAGCAGCCAACACGTTCCACGAACGACTCTCCGACGACTACAGGCGCGCCGCCAACAACCCCAGGTTGGCCGGCGAGTTCGCGCAACGAGTCCAGCAATCCGCATACCCCGACCGCTACGCCGACAAATGGGACGAAGCCTGGTCGGTGCTGCGACGTGCCCTCAACGAAACCACACCGGAGGAACCTGTGACCGAAAACCGGCCCGCCTATAACGAGTTTGCGATCTGGTCGGCCAACAGCAGTGCCCGCAGCGGCAAGCCCACTATGTTCCTGATCCACACCCAGGAAGGTGGTGGTGGGGACGCTGCCGCCGAGAACCTCGCCAAATGGTTCCAGAACAGCAACGGCGTCTCCTACCACTACACGATCTCGCAGGCGTCCGATGGTGGTGTGACCGTGGTGGATTGCGTCGACACCGACCGCGCCGCCTGGTCTGTCGGCAACGCCAACAGCATCAGCATCAACCTGTGCTTCGCCGGGTCCCGCGCAGCCTGGACCCGCGATCAGTGGATGGCTCAGAAGAACGCGATCGACGTCGCCGCATATCTGGCGGTGCAGGACGCGAAGAAGTACGGCTTCGAACCACTCGTGGTTCCCCCGCCGTACGTGAATGGCCGCCCGGGCATCTCGGATCACCGGTGGGTGACCGACGTGTTCAAGTGGGGCACCCACACCGATGTTGGTGCCTGGTTCCCGTGGGACTACTTCACCGAGCGCGTCGCCTTCTGGGCCAACGGTGGTGCCAGCGAACCGGAACCGCCGAAGGTGAAGCGGTTCCCCGACGACTGGACCGACCGCGAACTCGCCGTGGAGACCTTGCGTCAGCAGCGCGGCTACGCGCTGGATGGTTGGCCGCAGCTCGGCGGCCGGACGGTGGTGGACGCGCTGGGCGCGATCGGCGAGAAGCTCGGCATCGAAGGATGTTACGACGTCAAGGGCAAGTCCTGATGCGCATCGACGGCCAATATGTTGGTCTTGGGCCGGGTGATTCGTCCGAGGAAATCCGCCGGATCAAGACGTTCATGCGGAAAAAGTTCGCCTCCTACGCGGGCGATTTGGCCGACACCCCGCTCTACGACGAGCAGATGACCGCCGCGGTCGCCGAAATGCAGGCCCGATACAACACGGCAGGACAGCTCGCGTCCGGCCTGTACATCCCGGGGATTGTAGGGGCCGAAACCAAGTACGTCATGGGCTACCTACCGCGGCCCGTCGTGGACACCCGGCCCGTGCTGATCACCGTGTGCGGCACCGGTGTTCCCTGGTGGATCGGCCCCGACGCCGACACCGCCCGCGCCGTCGAAGACAAATACCTGTGGCAACCCATCGGCTACCCAGCAGCACCATTCCCGATGGGCAAATCCATCACCGCCGCCATCACCGAAACCCACAACCAAGCTAACCGGTGGCGCCAACGCATCGAAACCCACGGCGCCGCCCTAGCAGGCTACTCCCAAGGCGCGGTAGTGGTTTCCGAACTGTGGATGAACCACATCGCACCCGAAACCGGCTCCCTGCACTGGATGAAACCGCACATCGAGAAAGCCGTGACGTGGGGCAACCCGAACCGCGAACTCGGTCACGTGTGGGCTGATCACGGCGGCTCACCAATGGCCCCATCCAACACTCAGGGCGTCTCATCGAACGGTATGCGTGACACCCCGCCGTGGTGGCGCGACTACGCACACCAGGGCGACTTGTACGCGTGCACCGAACCGGGCGACACACAAGAGGTCCGCAACGCCATCTGGCAGATCGTGCGCGACCTGGACCTGTTCACCGGACCCGATTCGCTACTCGCCCAAGTAATCGAACTTGTGCAGGCCCCGCTACCGGAGACGATCGCGATCACCAAAGCGATCCTCGACGCCGGCATGTTCTTCGCGAAACGCACCGGCCCGCACGTGGACTACAACCCCCAGCCCGCCATCGACTACCTACGCACATAGGAGGCACCATGCTGACACGTTCATTCTGGATCGACGCCGCCGAGCGGGCCATACGCACATTCGCCCAAACCGCGATCGCCACCCTCGGCGCCGGGGCAGTCGACCTGATGACCACCGACTGGATATCGGTGCTGTCCGTGTCCGGCGGCGCGGCCGTCGTATCACTGCTGATGTCGATCGGCGCCGAACGCCGCGGCAACCCCGGAACGGCTTCTGCGACTAGAGCGGTCACTGCCGCATGATGTGGGAATCGGTGCGCGAAGCAATGGACGCCGCGTACCAGCCCGAAGATGGTATCGACCTGATAGGACTGCTCATCATCGGTTTGCCTTCCACGATCGCAGCGATCGGAACGGGAATTGTCGGTGTCCTCACTGTTCGAGGGCAACGCAAGGGCCGGGAACGTGCCCGACAGATCGACGCGAAAACCGATGAGATTCACGAGCAGACCGTCAACACCCATGACACCAACATGCGCGACGACCTCGACGAGATACGCGATCTGGTGCGGGACGGATTCAAACAGATTCAACGGGACATCGGAGGGTTGAGGGAGGAACTGCGAACCGAACGCCTCGAACGCATCGAGGGCGACAAGCGACGCGACCGGTGAAACACCAAGGAAAGGGAACACCAAATGTCACTCTTGGCCGATCTTGCAGGTTTGGAGCCCCGAACCTGCCCCGCATGTGACTGGGTTGGTGCCCGGTCGAAGCAGGAACGCGCAGAGATCAAATCCTCGTTGGAGTCCGCGAAACGCGGCGACGTCAGGTTCACCGATGTGTTGCGGGTCCTCGTCAAACACGGTATGCCAGAAATGAACTCGCAAGCGTGGCGGCACCACGCGAGGAACCATCATGTCGCTGACTAGCGACCTGCGCCAGGTGCGCATCGCCGAAGGTGTGCGCAACAAAATCCTGATCCTCGACGTTGAACGGCTCCCCGGAATCACCGAACAATACTGGTGGGGCAGGGGAGACCTGAAGAACCGGTACGTGCAGTACGAGACGGTGACCCGCATGCCGCGCACCACGATTGTGTGCGCCAAGTGGTATGACCAGCCCGAGGTTATCCAGCTCGCCGAATGGGACAAAGGTGGACGCAAACGGTTCCTGCGGCGCGTCCACAACCTGCTATCCCAAGCGGATATAGTCGTCGGCCACTACATCGACGAAGCTGACGTGCCGTGGCTGAAGGGTGATCTGCATTTGGAGGCCGGGTTACCTCCGCTGCCTCCGTTCAAAACCGTTGACACGTTGAAGGTGTTACGCCGCGAGTTCAAATCCGGTGCCCCATTCAAAGGTTTGGACGCGTTCTGTCAGATCGTTGGCCTGCCCGCCAAAACTGACCGCTACGACCGGGGCGCGATGGAACGCGCCGTGACGGGGAAGAGCGTTGAGGATCGGGAACGCTTGGTGTCGTACTGCGCTGGCGATGTGGTAGCCACGCAGGGGTTGTACGACTTCCTGCGTCCGCACATCAAAAACCATCCCGCACTGTTCGTTGACGGCGAGGACAGGTTGATGGTGTGTAACCGGTGCGGTGGTGAAACGGTGGTGATCCCGCGGCGGTACGTGGCGAATGTGTTGACGTACACGATGCGCCGCTGCACCAACTGCGGGGCGCATTCACGACTGTCCATCGAGCCGGAACGCATGAGCGCTGTGAGAGGGGTCTGACCAATGAACGTTCGAGTGTGCACGTTCCTAGATCATGTTGTGACGGTGGGCTTCCTGTGGGACGCGCTCAAAGAATGGATGCGACTGTGAGGCCGGCCGATCCTGTCCGGGCTGCGATCCAAGAGAGTTTGGATGCGCAGGGCGACGGCTGGCAGGTCGCGCACTACGTTGTGGTCGCCGGCTTGGAGCGGATCACCGGCGACCGGATGGACCTGGGTGCGACGACGATCATCACACCCGTAGGCCAGCCCGACTATCTGACGGAGGGCCTGGTGAATCGTTACTGGGATGAGTCAGATGATGAGTGATCCGCAGCTGGAGTTGTGGCGGTCGGTGTGGCTGGCGATCGTCGCGGGGATGATCGTCGCGCTGCTGGTTCACGTCTGGGCTTAATTCCACGCCTCGTGAAGCATCAGGCTTCAGGAGGCGCCTCACTCAGCATGGCTATATCGTGCGGAGGCATCCATGTTTGGGCATGTGTGGTGCACTGGGGGAAGGGTGTCGATCACTGTCTCCCCGTCTTTGAACGGTTGACCGCACCGGCCGCAACGATCATCGGTGTTCATCAGTTGCACATCTCGCATCCGTGGCCGGTCGGGTAGGTGGTTGATTCGCCTATGTGGCTCAGGTTCCGACTGCCAGTGGGCTGCGTCAACGCGACCTCAACAGAGCCGCAAGCGGTGCACATGCCGTAGGCGGCTTCATCGTTGAGAGCCATGGTCATTGCTCCTTGAGCCATCGTTGGATTGTGTTGGTTGATTTCCCGGTGAGTGCGGCTATTTCCCGGACACAGCAACACCAGCAAGCTCAGTCGGGGTCCATTTTATCCCCCATTGACAGATCGTACGACCGGAGAGGGGTTCAGGGGAGCGTGTTGTCCGTGCTGTCACTGACAGCACGCTTCCAGGTCTGTGCAGGTCGCTACAGGTCCGAACAGGTCGCTACAGGAATAACATGCATGTTTTTCCGCAGCTAAACGCCTATTTCCCCAGTACACGAAGGGGTTCGAATCCCCTTAGCTCCACTTTTTTATGCCGTTTGACCTGCGGGTTTGGTAACATCAAAGAATGCCAGCACGGTTAGACATCACCGAATTTCGCCCAGCGGCGGCGTCGTCTACCCAGAAACATCGAAGTAGTGCGCGCAAAACCCCCAGGCCAATCGACCTCAGATCCGTTTTCCAGCCGAAGTTCTTGGCGACATATGCGCACACTGCCCACGACAAGTAGCGATTTGAAGCCCAGTGAAGAGATCCCGGGCGATCTCCTAGAGCAGCTGAACCGCGTCTACTATCCGCCCGCCGTGGAGTCGTGGTTGATCACCAATCACTCCGCCCTTGGAGGCCGGTCTCCCATCGACATGATTCGATGCGGGCATCTGAACGCCGTCCGCGCCCTGGCCGAGGCAATCTGATGCCGACAGTGAGAAAGCGGACCCGTTCCGATGGCACGCCCTGCTACCTGGTCCAGTACCGATTCGGAGGGCGGGGAAGCAAGCAAGGGGCACTGACTTTTGACGACCCGAAAGCGGCAGAAGCATTCGCGGCTGCCGTCACAGCCCATGGAGCAGCTCGCGCTCTGGAGATGTACGGCATCGATCCCTCACCCCGGCGGACAGACGGCCGAAGCAAGGGGATGACGGTTGCCGAGTGGGTGCGCCACCACATCGATCACCTCACCGGCGTCGAGCAGTACACGTTGGACAAGTACGAGCAGTACCTTGCCAATGACATCACCCCACACCTCGGCGACATTCCCCTGTCGAAACTGTCAGAGGACGACATTGCCCGCTGGGTGAAGGTCATGGAAACCACCGGTGGCCGCGACGGCAACGGGCACGCCCCGAAGACTCTCCGCAACAAATACGGGTTCCTATCGGGGGCGTTGAACGCCGCCGTCCCCCGATACTTGTCCACCAACCCTGCGGCGGGCCGACGTCTGCCCCGTGGGAACGCTGAGGACGACGACGAGATCCGCATGCTCACCCACGCCGAGTTCGACCGGCTCCGCGACGCGGTGACACCTCACTGGAAGCTGATGGTTCAGTTCATGGTGTCGACCGGTTTGCGGTGGGGTGAGGTGTCGGCGCTGCAGCCTAAGCATGTGGATTTGGAGACGTCCACGATCAGGGTGCGGCAGGCGTGGAAGTACTCGTCTGCCGGGTATGTGTTGGGGCCGCCGAAGACGAAACGGTCCCGCCGCACGGTGGATGTGCCGGCCAGGTTGTTGGAGCGTCTGGACTTGTCGCACGAGTTTGTTTTCGTCAATACCGATGGTGGTCCGGTCCGGTATCCGGGGTTTCTGCGTAGGGTGTGGAATCCGGCTGTGGAGAAGGCTGGTCTGGTTCCGCGGCCGACTCCGCACGATTTGCGGCACACGTATGCGTCGTGGCAGCTAACGGGCGGGACACCGGTGACGATTGTGTCCCGCCAGTTGGGGCATGAGTCGATTCAGATCACGGTGGACACGTATACGGATGTGGATCGGACGAGTTCGCGGGTGGCGGCGGAGTTTATGGATGGATTGTTGGGGGACTTTTAATTCCCATATGCGCCCTACCAGGGATTATGTTCCCTGGTAGGGCGCCTTTTTGTGTTTGCGGAACTTATCGGAAATTCCGATAGGTTGGGAATCCGACCTCACTCGGTCATAGTCCAGGCTCCGCAGCCGCTCGTGCGGAACACGATGCGATGATCCCCGTTGATTGTGCCGGTCCACGACACGACCCCGTCGGGTTGGATGTTCGCGCGTACGGTGCCGGATGGTGCTTCACCTTCGCGGAGTGTTTCGCCGCCGCGGTAGTCGGCGATGCTGACGATGGCCCAGGTGCAGCCGGGGGAGCTGGGTGGGATGGTGGCGGTGTAGGTGCCCCAGTCGTATCCGTCTGCGCCGCCCATGTTGTGGGTGCCGTCGCCGGGGATGGTGCGGTACGGGTTGGGCCGTGTAGTGGTGGTGGTTGGTGTGGCGGTTCGCGGCGCGTCATCGTCGTTGTTGTTGCGGGTGGAGACGATGCCTACGACGGCGAGCACAGCGAGCGCGGTGACCATCACCTTCCCTGGTGACACAGCGCGATCATTGGTGGTCATCTGGTAGTGGGCTTTCTGTGTTGGTGGCTAACTTTCGCGCACTGGCGTTATCTGATCGTGACATTCCCATGTTTGGGCTTCCCGTGTCGATCATGGCAATGATCCGTTAGCGTCTACGCATCCGGTTGCGAGGGGTGACCGGTGATGGTGATTTCGGTAGGTGCAGCCCATGTTTGATGACGAACTCGACACTCTGTTGGTGCGGATTCTGAACGCGATGGACGAGTGTCCGCCAACAACATGGACGTTGCGCCGGGCACGTCTAGTCCTTGCGGCGTTGACGTGCCCGGACGCTTCTGGCGACGCGATCACGAATCTCCGCCCCAACTGTTTCGCCGGCCCGAGGTTGGCGCGGCTGCGTCGTGTCACTGGTCGCGGCGTCTAGGTCGCCCTCCTGGTCTTGACGCGCTTCGCGCGGTGTTCGCGTCGTCTGCGCAGTTTCCATGACATTTCGTGCCTCCTGTAATCGGCGGGTTACTTCTTTAACTAGTTCTTCGTCGGTTCGCTTGTTGAGTGGCCGGTCTACTTGAACGATCTTTTTGGTATCTCCGGGTTTGAGGTAGCCGGCTGCTAGGAACGCCTCTAGCACTGGTGCTCCTAGTGCGTTGGCGACCATGCGCAGGTCGCTTGGTCTTGGTTGTGAGCCCCCGCGCCACTTGCTGATCGTGGCCTTGTTGATGCCAGCTTTGTCGGCTACGGCGGCTGCGGTCGTCTCGGCTTCGGCGATGCGTTTGTCGATCCACTTCATCAACTCTTCGTTGGGCATAGCAGCAGCGTAGACGCATTGTTGCCGCAACCCTACTGGTTGCGCGTAAGCAACTTGGGTTGCGTCTAAATCCCACAGGTGTAGTTCAGCACGTCACCCGTCGTATCCAGCGCAAAGCCGGTCCCCAAAATCCGACCAAAGTTGCCGCACGGAAATGGGTTGCGTGTCGGCAACCGAGCGTGTATGTTCGGTGTTGCCGGTCAGCAACCGGTTGCCAATCAGAAAACTCACAGTTTGGAGACCGCTATGACTCGCGGGTTCGCGATCAAGATGGGGCGGGTCAAACGGGAGATGAAGAAGCGCGGAATACCCGACTACGCGGCACTCGCCCGTGACATGAAAGTCAACAAGAGCACGGTGTGGCGAGTCATGAACGGACGCGCCCGTCCCGGCCCCGATTTCGTTAACGCGCTGCTCGACGCGTGGGACCTGGAGTTCCACGACCTTTTCGACGACCCCCGCAAGCTTCGGCCGAAGAAGGCCGCATAAGAAGAAGCCCCCACCTGTGTGCAGCAGGTGAGGGCAGAGACACCCGAGAAAAGGCTCAAAATGTCTACCGATCATTTTACCGCGGATGGGGTGGAGGTGATTACCTCCGACACACACCGCCGCCGCGACAGGAACGCGATCCGCGCTATCGGTGGTGTCGATGTTCTCCCCCCGGACGTACAGACGAAGGTCAGCGCGCTCCAGCACTTGGACGGTGCAGCGCAAGCCACGGCTATAACGGCGATTCTGTCGCATTCGCGCACTGGTCTTTTGGCTGCGATTGCGGCGCATGACCTCCCGCAGATTGTGGAGTGGAAAAAGAAGGCGTCGGCAATTGAGACGATCGCGAAGCAGGTCCGCATGGGCAAGGAGTTTCAGCTTGACGCTGCGGAGTTTGTGCGCCGCGCCGAGCGTGGCCTCGGTGTCGCGATCCGTGAAGGACAAGAACGCGGCGATGTCTCAAAGCTCGGCGGTGATCGCAAATCAGATTCACCTAAGAGCACTTTGATTTCGCCGCATGAGGTTGCGACGCGGGCTGAGCTTCATGGCGGCGGCAATGACCCCGGTACTGGTATTTACGCCATGACTGATGGTGTCTCCGACGAGGCGTTCGAGGAAGCCATCACCGAGGCCCGTGAAGAGGGCAACCTGTCTCGCGCGAACGTGGCGCGTAAAGCAAAAGCCAAAGCGCAGCCCAAAAAAGAAGCCATCGACGCAAACGATCCGCTGATCGACGCAGAGGTCGCGCCTGCCCCGAAGAAGACCGCTCGTGCACGCCGCACCATCGAAATGTTGTCCGTAACAACAGCCAACCTCGCCCTAAGCGTCGCTGACATCGACCCGGGCGAGGTTGACAAGGAACAACTCGCGGAAGAAATCGCCATCATCTTCGACTCGCTGGGAACGATTCGAAGCTTCCTCAGAAAGGTTAACCAACAGTGAGCAAGTCGGTCAACGAAGGTCGTGTGCCCCACGGCGACAAGCACCTTCAGTGGATTCCAGTCGCACAGATGCGTGTGTCCAGCCGAGCCCAACGCGAACAGCGGCAATCACACATCGACCACATCGCATCCAACTTCGACCCCGACAAATTCGGAACCCCCACTGTCAACGAGCGTGACGGAATCTTCTGGATCATCGACGGCGGGCACCGCGTCAAAGCCCTCATTCAGATGGGATACGAAGACCAGTCAGTTCAGTGCTGGACCTACCACAATCTAACCGAGGAGCAGGAAGCCGAAAAGTTCCTGTCCCTCAACGATGTGAAGCCAGTCAACGGCATGGACAAGTTCAAGGTGTCGGTCGTCGCTGGGCGTGAGACTGAGACCGATATCGACCGCATCGTTCGCGCTGCTGGCATGACCATCGGCAAAGGCGCCAACGGGATCGGATCAGTCGGAGCACTCAAGAAGGTGTATGAGAACGCCGGTCCGCGAGGGTTGGCAGTGACGATCCAGATCATTCGTGACGCCTATGGGATGCCTGGGTTCGCAGCGAAGGTGATCGAGGGTGTCGGATTGTTCGTCGCCAATTACGAAACAGTGTTTGACCAGGAGCGGTTGGTTTCGAAGCTGGCAGGAAAGCACGGCGGCGTTAACGGGTTGCTTGGTCGTGCTGAGCAGATCAAGAGTGCGCATGGGGTGTCAGCTCCGCAAGGTGTGGCCGCCGCGACTGTCGAGACCTACAACCAGGGCCGTGGTGGTGTGAAGCTTCCGGGCTGGTTCTCAAGGTTGGCGGCAGCGTCATGACGTTCTCTTTCTATGCAGAGCCCAGCCAGATCCTCAAGAGAGGCCATGGTGGTGTGACCGTTGGACTCGGGGAAAACAACGGATCCGAATTGGCCTACTTGTACGTCGGTGATGGATACCGCAATGGTGACGTTCTCCTGGACGCCGACGAACTCACGGATCTGATCGACCAGCTGACCATCATCCGAAACGCGATGAGGGAGACGCGATGACGTTTCATTCTCGCCCGCGCCCGAAGGTGCAGCACTTTCCGAAGCCGAAGAAACCACTTTTTGTGTCGAAACCGAAAGAGGGTGAGCCGAAATGATCGAGGCGTACCCCGTGGAGCAGGTAGCAGACAAGTACCTGCCTCACATGAAGGACCGGGTTCGGTGGATGAAGCGCCGACTCAAGAAGGGCGAGATTCCGGGGAAGCAGCTGTCGCGGAGTGTGTGGGTGATGACCGACGCCCATATTGAGCAGTGGCTTTCGGGTGGCCCGTCTGTAGCCCATCATGATCCGGTGGAACCGGTGTCGTTGGCTGATGGGTTGTCGGCGCGGTCGCGGCGGAGATTGGCGGCGTCATGACTCATACCGCGCGTCCGTCGGGGTTGTGGAAAGCGTTGGCGGAGTTAGACGCCAGGCAGATGAAGGAAGCGGCGGAGCTGGATGCGTTGCGTGAAGAAAACGCGCGGTTGAGGTGCCGGCTACAAGAACTGGGGGAGACAGCGTGAGTGGTCTGCTCTGGATTCTCGTGGCCGTTGTCGTTGCCGCTCAGGTTCCCCAGGTGGTTCTGCTGATGGCCCCGCGTGCGTTCTGGGACGGCTTGTACGACAGCCGACCGACAGCGGCGTGCTTCCTGTGGGGATATTCCCACCCCTTCGGCCCGGATTGGAGTAACCGGTGAATCTTGTTGAGCGTTTGAATGCCAGGTTTAACAACGTGATTCATGACGGACTCGCCTTGGTGGGTGCTGTGGTGGATCCGTGGTTGGCGCGCCTTGAGCGTCAGGCCATGAGCAATGCGTTGGGCCGGGATATCAGCATGGATTACGGGGATGTTCTTGTGGCTGCGGAGGCTGAGGAAGAAGTCCACGAACCCCGCATCGCCCATGTCCGTGGTACTGGTGGTGGCGGGGGAGGGGGCATGTCGCCGCTTCAGGATCGAGTCAATGTGGGAGGCAGCGTCTTCGAAACTCGCGACGCCTTCGCTATCGAGCTTCTGAAGCTAGATCCTGACGCCTACTTTCAGATCACTCGTCTTTGCCTTCCGAAGGCGGAGCGTAAGGCCGCGATCGTTGCAGCGATTGAGCGTGCGCGTTCTTCTGCCGAACGTTGGGTTTCGGCAGACCAGTCACCCGTCTCGGTGGGTGACATTGGTCCCGGCGCGGGAATGGTTCCCCCGCCCCCCGCGCCGGGGCGTTCCAACGGCTGGGACGAACTGCACAAGCAGGTAGGGCCGAACTCGCCAAAGTGGATACACGACGCCATCGACTCCACCAAGCAGTACTGCCTCAGCCTCGCCCGCGAATTCCTCGATGATGACGAGTTTATGGAGTTGGGGGAGTTCCTGGACACGGCGACTGCGGAGGAACTCGCCGCGATCCGACAGCACACCGAAGTCAGCCGCGCGGACCTGGAGTTGCACCTGAGGTGGTACACCACCGCGCCCGGCGCCTACGGGGTCAGCCCCGAAGTTCTCGCCCAATCACTGCTGGACAGCTACCGCATCACCCCGAGATAGATCGACCCATCCAAACAAAGAAGAGGAACTCCCGATGTCCATTGATCTCGACCGAATCACCCACCCTCTGCGCCTCGCGGAAGGCAGCCACCAACCCGGCTCCGGGAAAGGCTGCGCCATGAATGTGATCAGCTACATCAACGGTGACACCAAAATTACCGACTACCCTGAGTGCTCAGCGCGCCCACTGGCCGCCCTGGTGCAGATGTGCAACGACCAACTTGCTGGACCTGACGGGTTCCTATCACCCGAGAACAGTGTGCTGGTTCTCGACTTGGGTTGGAAGACAGTCGGCACTGCAGGTGTTTCGGATGCTGTCCACGCGTTGTGGATTGCCGACATGCTGGACTCCCCAGAGTGGGGCGCCGTCCGGTTCGCGGATGAGGTTGGTGCGGTGGCGATCCGCGAGATTGCGGATTTGCACCGTCAGGCGGCGGCGGGTCAGGTGCCGTTTGCGTGGGCCGCACGGAGCGCCGCACGGAGCGGCGCAGAGAGCGCCGCATGGAGCGCCGCACGGAGCGCCGCACGGTACGCCGCAGAGAGCGCCGCAGAGAGCGCCGCACGGAGCGCCGCACGGTACGCCGCAGAGAGCGGCGCAGAGAGCGGCGCAGAGAGCGCCGCATGGAGCGCCGCATGGAGCGCCGCAGAGAGCGGCGCAGAGAGCGCCGCATGGAGCGCCGCATGGAGCGCCGCACTCATCGAGTTCACGCGGCAGTCGATTACCCGGTGGCGCGAACTCGCCGACCTCGACCCTGAAACCGAGATTGACGCAGCAGATATCAATTCCGCTCTGGCGCGGATCCACGGCTGACGCAGGCGGGCCGCCGCCCCATTGCGCGGGACGACGGCCCTAACACCGGAAACAACACAACCAAAGAAAGGGCGCTTCCGATGCTAACCCCAGATTCTAAACCCGCATGGTGGGACCACCACCAAACAAACTGGGCTGACCTGCCCGTCACCACCAATCCTCCGATGGCTGACCTGGACCTTCTCAAGGAGTTGGAGGATTTGGCGGAGCTGGTGTTGATCCACACGGAGAGTGTGTCGTGGTTCCGCCCGTTCCTGCCGCCGCACCATTGGGAGAACCAGCCGACGATCTGGGAGCAGATGAACGGCGACGCTGTTGTCGGGTTGTTGCGTGACTACCTCACCGAGGGAGACGCAGCATGAGGCGCAACGAGAAGTCCTGGCGGTACTGGTGGACGATGCCCCTGTTGATCGCCGCGGGCATCATCGGCCCCGGACTCGCCGCACCAGAAGCCAAAGCAGACATCACATCCGACGCGTTCGTCATGGCACTCGACTCCGAAGGCATCACCTACAGCTCCAAACCCGCCGTCATCAACGCCGGCAAAGCCGTCTGCGACGTCCTCGACACCGGCTACACCATGTACGAAGCCTCAGTCTTCGTGTACAACAACTCCAACCTGGACCTGTATGACTCAGGGTATTTCGTGGGTGCCGCCACCGCATCGTTCTGCCCTGAACATTTGAGCGGCACGGGGTGGGTGTGATGGCGAACTCCCCGTTCATTCAGTTGGCTGAAGTCCACACCAGCGACTGGCGTTCCCGCGCGATCTGCACCCACAAGGACGGCGACATTTGGTTCCTCAACGAATCCGGCCACTACACCAACGACGCCGCCCGCAAGATCTGCTGGGAATGCCCCGTACAACCGCAATGCCTGCAGTGGGCGTTGAAGCACAACGAGTTGGGTGTGTGGGGCGGGTTTTCGGAGAAGGAACGTGCCCGCATCAAGCGTGGCGAGCTGCCCCCGGTGAAACCGGCACGGTTCACCGAGAAGGAATGCTTGCAGTGCGGTGAGGTGTTCGAGCCGGTCACCCGCAGGGCAAGGTTTTGCTCGCAGAAATGCAAGAAGCGCGCCTCGAATGCGTTGCGGTCACAACCGTCCCTGAAGATCTGCACGCAGTGCGGCGGCGAGTTTATGGGGACGTATGCGAAGACCTGCTCGAATGAATGCCGACGGGCGCAGAGGTGGGGCGCGTGAGCATCGACTGGTTCGCCGTGGAATGCGCCGTGAACGGAACTCCCATGCGACTTAATGCCGAAGAGCGCCGAATGCTGGTGCGGCGTCGCCCGAAACTCCCCGAAGTGGAGTTGGCGCGCAGGGCGCACTGCACGGTCCGCACCATCGAACGGGACAGGGCTGAACTGCCTGCAGCAAAGTTGCAATCCTGCCCGGTGTGCGGGGAGGACGCGTGGGTCACGACCGATGGCAACATGGAAGCCCACCCAGACAGGCTGTTTCAGGAATGCCCACTGTCGGAGACGGATTGGGAATCCCGTATCGCTGCAACAGTCATCTGGTTGTCTCGGCGTATCCGTAGCGGTGACTCCCTGCCCGTGTGGGCCTATCTGACAAGCCTCCCGGAAACCGAACGCACTCAACTGTTGATGGCTGCCTTGGCCGGTGTGCCGGATGTTGAGGACCCGTTCGCGTGGATCACAGAACTGGAGTCCGTTGCATGACCCTGCTCGATCTGTCGTTCATGCTCACCGCAGCGGTGGAGGACAAGCATGCGTGGCGTGACCTGGCACGGTGCGCCGAAGTGGACCCCGAAGTGTTTTTTCCCGAGAAGGGTGGAAGCGCGAAGCCAGCCAAACGGATCTGCAGCCGGTGCGAGGTTCGGGTCGAATGCTTGGAGTGGGCGTTGGCGAATCGCGAGAACTACGGGGTGTTCGGGGGGTTGTCGGAGAAGGAACGGCGGCCTCTGCTCAAAGCGAATGGTGAGGATCAGGTGGCATGAGCAACGGGAACAGGCTCACCCCCGAGCAGGTGCAGACGATTCTGTTGATGACTCGTGAGGGGTGTTCCGCCAAGCATATTGGGGAAGTGGTGGGTTGTTCGGCTCGGACGGTGGTTCGGGTTCGGGCGGCTGGTGATGCCCGTTTGGCGTCGCCGGATCAGTTTGTTCCGTTGAGCCAGGAGCAGAAGGATTTCGCCCAATATTTGCTTGATGACGGCGCCCCGTATCGGGAGGTTGCCCGCACGTTGGGTGTGAGCCGGACAACGGTCGAAAAGTATTTCCCTGGTTACGGGTGGTCGAAGAAGCAGGCTGCTGAGTTCATGGCTCTGGTCAAGAAGTTCCGCTGGTTGGAGGCTTCGTGATGTGCGTGTGTGGCCATAACCGGTCTTTCCACCGCTACCAGTGGGACAAGTTCCGGGGACGGTGGGACACGGGTTGTGACGCCACCAACTACCACGGCCCCGCCGGACACGAACGCTGCCACTGCTCCGAATATCGAGACAAGGACGAAAACTGATGGTTGTTGATACACGGGTGATTACCGCGAGGGACGACGCGAAAGCCGGCGCAGCCGCACTGGACGACGCGAGGTGTGCTCTGCATGAGTTGTTGAACGAGGGACCGCCACTGCCGTTCCTGGACCGTGAAGCACTGGAACTCAACCTGGAGGTTGTAAACAAGGCGTTGTCTCGGGTTGATGCGGTGATCGGATCGTTGGACCGGCTCGCGGACAGGTGGACAGCATGAGCACCGAAACCCAAAACCTCACGTGGGAATGGTTCACCGGTTTTGTTGGCCCCGGCAGGTGGCGTGCAGAACTCCCCGGTGATCGACGCAACGCGTGGATCAATCCGTCCGATGTGGCGGGTGATTTCCGTTGGTCTGTTGAGGACAACACGTGTGCGCTGGTTTTGGCGTGGGGGTATGAGGAAACGTTGGACGCCGCGATGGCCGCTGCCGCCGCTGCTGCTGCGGAGGTGACCGAATGAGGAAGGCTGCGCGATGAGCGAACCTGATGTGGAAGGACTTGCGAAGCTCCGGGAACCTTTCCCGCCGAATCAGATCGGGAAACTCCCCAAGGGCGGCATCACTCTCGACTTTCTTGGCCATGGTTACCTCACTGCCCGGTTCCTGGACGTGGACCCGCTGTGGACATGGGAACCGTTCGCAGTCGGGGACAACGGCCTACCCCTCTTGGACGAGCAGGGCGGCCTGTGGATCCGCCTCACGATTTGCGGTGTCACCCGCATCGGATATGGCGACGCCGGCGGCAAGAAAGGCCCCAACGCCGTCAAAGAAGCCATCGGTGACGCGCTGAGGAACGCGGGCATGAGGTTCGGTGCTGCTCTCGACTTGTGGTGCAAGGGAGACCCGGACGCCCCGGCTCCTCCTGATCCTGCGGTGGCTGAACGGAATGCTCTGCTCCACGAGCTGGGCGATGCGTGCGCTGCTCTGACGCTTGATGAGAAGACGGTTGCTGCCCAGTTCTACGGCAAGTACAAGGTGACCGCGAGGAACGCGAAGCCGCAGCAGTTGCGGGAGTTCATCGATGACCTCATGGAGAACGGTGCCCCCGCATGAGTCGCCGGTTCACGGGGTTTCCCCCGGAAGTCAAGGAACTGATCTGGGAGCGTGCTCACGGTCGTTGTGAACGGTGCAACGAGTACGCCTCGGACGCTACTGCACACCATCGCAGGCCCCGTGGTCTTGGCGGCTCTCGACGCGAAGACACCAACGTGGCGTCCAACGGGCTGTGGGCCTGTGGTGCTTGTCATCGTTGGGCGGAGTCCTATCGGGCGCAAGCGTTCGCCGAAGGCTGGCTTGTTCGTCAAACCCAATCCCCTATCGAGATTCCCGTCCTCTACCGCGGGCAATGGGTGTTGCTCGACGACGACGGAAACACCTACCGAATACCTAACCCTGTGGAGGCAACACAATGAACCTCACACCAGAACAGCTCGAAGCGATCGCCTACATCGTCCTCGCATTCACCGGACCCCCGTCACTGGCGTACTTCCTCGTGAAGGGGCTGTTCAGGTGATGTACACGGTTTCGGGGACGTGGCCCCATTACATCGTCACCGGTGGAACCGAACCACCGAAATGCTTCAACTCCACCGTCACCGTCGTCAAATACCTGGAACAGATTCTCCAGCAAGGCGACACCATCAACTGGCAGGTCCCATGAACGTCCTGTCCCTGTTCTCAGGCATCGGCGGACTCGAACTGGGTTTGGAACGCGCCGGCATGACTGTCGTAGGACAGGTCGAAATCAACCCTTACTGCCGACAGATCCTCGCCAAACACTGGCCGCACGTCCCCCGACATGACGATGTACGCACCACCGTTGAGTGGTGGGAAAGCGAAGAAAGGCCCCGAGTTGACCTCATCTGTGGAGGATTTCCCTGCCAGCCGTTCTCTGTTGCAGGACAGCAACAAGGCATCAACGACGAGCGATGGATGTGGCCAGACATGGCACGAGTCATACGCCACGTGGGACCGAGATACGTCGTCCTGGAAAACGTTGCAGCTCTCATTCGAGATTCCGTCGCTTTCGGATGGGTGCTCGGTGACCTTCACCAACTCGGGTTCGATGCGGAATGGTCAATTGTCACAGCGTGCTCCGTGGGTGCCCCACACCGACGTCGCCGCGTGTACGTCGTGGCGCACGCCCGTGGCGAGGGATTACAAGGGATACACAAAACGCGAAAGGGAATCCATCTGCAACCAGTTGCGACGCATCTACGGGGGCAGTGGTCGGCCGAACCCGACGTGGCTCGCGTGGCTTATGGGATTCCCCGTGGAATGGTGCGAGATCCCATCCAAGCCTTCGGAAACGCTGTCGTCCCCCAGGTCGCAGAGCACATCGGCCGGATGATCCTGGAGGCCACTGCATGATCACCGTCGCTTGCGCAGAATGCGCCCGCACCCAAGGCCGCCCCGTCACCGCCGAATTCACCACCACCGACGAAGCCCAACACTTCATCCGCCGACACCACGCACTCGCCGACCACCGAGCACACGTTGAGGAATCTCATGACGTGCCTGTTGTGTGATCATCCCCGCTCCACCCACACACCCCAATGCCGAACCCGGCTGGGCGTGGATGCGGATGACATGACCCGATACACGCAGTGCCTATGCCCAGGATTCGAGGCCGGTCTGTGTGAGGTGTGCGGCGGAAACGGATGCGCAGACTGCGAGGAGGTTTGATGCGGAAAAACGTGTTTTACCAGCGTGTTTCGGGTAGTATCGAACGTGCGAACGAAGACGGCCCGGGCGGTGCTGGTAACACCGTGACCCCGGGCCTAACCACTGGATTGGAGTGGCTGTGACTGATGATAGTCCACGCATCCCATACGACTGGGCAAGGGTGGAATGTCCCACCTGCGGATCTGCCCCGGACACCCGCTGCCGCGCCAAGTCGGGACGAACAACCGACGTTCACATGAAGCGCGTAGATCTGGCATTCGAGCGTTACGCCGAGATTCGAATGTGGCGCATCCACAACGCCGTCATAAAAAAGTTGTTCGGCGGTGATGCGTCGTGAGGATCAGGTCCATCAAGCCTGAGTTCTGGCGGTCCGATGACATCACCAAACTGCCTATCTCGACCCGGCTCACGTTCATCGGCTTGTGGTCGTATGTAGATGACAACGGTGTTGGCGCAGACAAACTCGTCTCCATCGTTGCCGATCTGTACGCCGATGAATTCGCCCGCGAGCCTCTAGAGACCCTCAAGAGAGTCACTGAAGATCTGGAGAGACTAGCCAGCGGTGGACAGGTGACCCGCTATAAAGCCGTCCACAACGGAAGTCTCAAGGATCTGCTGTACATCACCAAGTGGAAACAGCATCAGCGGGTGAATCACCCCAGTCTTGGCCACAAATATCCACTCCCACCAGCGGATATGGTCAACACGTCAGTGTCCCTCTTGAGTTCCTCTGGAGACCCTCAAGAGAGTCTCACCCACGAACAGGGGAACAGGGGAACAGGGGAAGGGGAGCAGGGGAGCAGGGGAGCAGGGGACGAGGAAGTCCCGCTTCCGCCCGAGCCACCGCCCGGACCGTACGACTCACCACCCGTCGTCGTCGGCACCGCGCCAGCCTCAATCGAACTCGTCAACAAGCCCTCAAAACCGCAACCATCCTCCGCATCCAAGACCGTCGTCCGTCAAGAGCTTGGAAGCAACACCTATCCGAAAGCCACTGTGGACCGGCTGGCAGTCCAGGTTGAGAAGCTCACCCGCGAAGGACAACCGGACGCCCTTATCCGGGAAGCCCTGCGCGAATGGGAACGAAGGCCTAACTGCAACCTCCCCGAATACCTCCCAACAGTCCTCGGAGATGTCATCAAGTCGTCTCGATCAAGCAACCTCACCGCTGGCGAAGCGAAAGTCCTCGGATGGGCTGGCCTCGGAAACCCTGACCAGAGAAAGGCAATCGGACAATGAGCGACTCTTATCAGATCGCGGCCAATGCTCTTGCGAAGTGCGCTGCTTACGATCCGTGGTTTCCGCAGCCGAACCGCGCCACCGTTGAGGCGTGGGCTGAGCAGATCGAACTGTGGAAGTTCAACCAGGCCGACGTGCTGGCTGGGGTGACGAAGATGTACTCCGATCACGGGAATGGGTTTCGTCCGTTGCCGAAGGATCTTGTTGATGCTGCTCGTGCGATTCGTCGGGATCGGTGTGAGCGGGAGACCCCGGCGGAACGGGAAGCTCGTGAGGATGCCCGTGACGCGGAGCTGGAGCGCCGGCTGGTCCGCGCTGTCGGTCGGGTCGCTGAGATGAAGTCGATCGATCGTGCCTGACCGGTCGTCGTTTCATGAGGCTCGTGTCCGGGCCGCGGAGTTGGCGGCTTACGGGCGCTCTGACGCGTGTGCGGATGTCGTGAGCGCCGATGACACGCGGGGTGCCCTGAAAGTCGCTCCACGTGGCGCACAGCCCCCGCAATCAACACCAGGAGACGAACAGTGAGCCACACGCTGACGCCTCACGAGATGCGCACAGAGTCAGGGAAGCGCCGCTGGATGGTCACCTGCTCCTGCGGATGGGTCCGCGCGATCCCCTGCCTCAACGAGAAACGAGCGCTCGAATCCGGGACCAGGGACCACATCGACAACTTGAAACCGCCCTGCCCAACCCCGGGCAAGAAGCGGTTCAAGACCCGTGAGAAGGCGAGCGCTGAGCTGCGGTTGTTTTGGCGGACATCAGGCAAAGGGAAGGTGATGCCGAACCGCGTGTATCAGTGCCCGTGTGGTTATTGGCATATGACGTCGAAGGTGGCCCGTCGATGACCATGTTTGTGTCGTCTGCGGATGATCCCCGTGTCCAGGCCGCCCAGGCTGCGCGGTCGTGTGACATCTGCAAAGCCCCCAAAGGCAAACCCTGCTCGAACACGATTCGTCCGGGGAAGCCGCTGCCCGGTCGGGTCATCCACTTCGGGCGGCTCACAGAACGATCAAAGGAGAACAAACATGACAACGCCGAATGATCAACTCGCCCGTATCCGCGAGTTCTGCAACAGCGTCGCGGAACACGATCCGGGCTACGAGGTGGCGTGTGACATCCGAGATTTCATCGACGGACATGCAGACATGACCCCGATGGGAATGCTCAACGAGATCGCCGACCAATTCAGCTTGGTCGCTGAGGTGTCTCGTCTCCGGGCACAGGAAACACGAATCCGGGCGTTGGCTGAATCGGGCGGCGTGTACGAACCCGGACCCGACTGGATCTCAAAGCGCGCCATCCTCGCTGCGCTGGATACCGGGGAGGAAGCATGAGCGGGGACGCGCAGAAGATCATGATCGCGGTTCAGCGCCGACACCGGCGGACGTTAAACCTGGAAACTGGACACTCCCGCTGCCAGGGTACGCGGGTGGGTGAATGTGATTTCCGCGACGGTTCGCTCGACGATTTCGAGGCCCACGTCGCCGCCGAGATCGACAGAGCCCTCGGAGGACTCAGGCGGGAAACCCGCGTAATCGAGAGCATCTTCGAGCTGGGCGTGCCAGAGCCTGCAACCCGATTTGTTACCCACTGGACGGAGATACCTCATGAGTGACCCGCAGTGGCGGGCCAACTGGGCGCGCTGGCAGCGCTACAACGACGCCGTCTGCGTGATCGCCGAGGCCATCGGATCTCACCGGTACGACATCTCTGATGCCCACGTCCATCGGTGCGTATGCGGCAAGGGCATCGGACGCGCGGACGACGCACTGGACATGCACAGGGCTGAGGAGGTCGACAAAGCCCTCGGAGGACTCACCCGTGAAACCGTTCCCGCCCGCGAGGGGTGGATTCTCCCGCCTGGATGGATCGGTGACCGCACAGCTGCCCGCTGGGTGTCGGGATGGAGCGAGGCATGAGCGACGCAGACACTGCACGGAAGAACGGCTGGACCGTCGGAACCCGACTCGCCGGCGATGAAGGACGCGGCGAAACGATCATCGAGATCACCGCGATCGGTGAGGAAAAAGTGCTGGCGAAAACCATCACCCATGCGGGCCGACCGGCGCCGTACCGGGAGTCACTGTGGACCTTCATGTTCCGGGATTGGCGGGAGGTGCCTGGTGCCTGATCTGAACTCTGTTGCTTATCAGGGGTTGATTCGATGATCGTCGCCGTTTCTCCAGGTAGGCAGCCGATCTGACAGCGCACACATGTTTCCGATTACCGACACTCGTAGGGAGATGACGACTATGCCGACCACAGAGCATGGATCAGACGTCCAGCACTTGAGCCCTGAACACCGCGATCGTGCTTGGCGCGATAGGTTCAACGCCCGGTGGCACTATGACTACGGCGGGTGGATTCGTACCAGGCCGCAGGATGAGGCGTCGACCTTCGCTTTGATCCCAACCAAACACTACGGACCGTTCACTGAGGATCACTCGTGTCCTGCCTGCCTGGTGGTACACCCACCTGAGGATTGCCCCGTCCTAAGTGGAAACACCGACATGTTGGTTGTTTTCGATTACGACACCTCGCCCAACAAGGCACAAGCGGATACAGCTGACGATGACCCCAGATAATGATCAAGTCTCTGACCTCATCAACCGCATGGAGGACGCGATCGTGAAACTCAACTTCATGGCCGACGAGAAGCGCGTCAAGTTCCCGCACGGAACGGATTTCGACCGGCTGCGGGGCAAAGCTGAGGGCGTCCGGTTGGCGCTGTCGTATCTGAGGGAGTACGTGCGGTGATTCAGGTTCATTGCCGGGAGTGCAACCGTGTCTGGGACCAGCCGTGCGAAGACTGCGGCAGGGACAAGGCCGACAAACACTCGATCAACACGGGGCATACGGATATACGGATCATCCCGGACACCACACCACCGCGGCCTGTGGTGGATCAGGGGTGGGCGGAATGGCTCACGAAAGGAAAACCATGACTACCCCTGAGCGTGCAGCTCTGGTTGAGCGGGCCGCGCAAGCCATCTGCGAAACCACCAGCTCCGGCCGCATGTTCCCCTGGAACACCCTCACGGAGCAGGAGAAGGACGCGTGGCGGCGGATGGCTGACGCCGCGTTCGACGTCCTCGTTGAGGCATGGTTTCCGCCTTTCTGATGCCGAAGCCACCTGAAACCCCCGTCGAGCACATCGAGTTCGCGCGGGAAGAAGCCCGCCAAGCCGCATACGAGTCCGCGACCACTCACGCTCTGATCGCTATCGCCCAACTACTAGCCGAAAAGGACCAACCGTGACCTTGTCCGTGATCCTCGCTTCCCAGGCCCGGTTCCTCACCGAGAGCCCTGTTTGTCCGGCGTGTTTCCAGCCCCGCACCGAGCATTCCACCGACTGCAAAGGACACCACAAATGAGCGTCTACGCACTGAAGCAACCGCATCCCAACGGGGGAGAGTGGATCCAGGAGCACGACAGCCTAGAGGATGCGCTTGAGTTCCAGTCGCATAGCGGCGGCATTCTCGTCCGGCGCGAAGCAATACCTGGGCAGCCTGGACTGTGGTGGGTAGAGGTCAACACCGAATTGCCCAGCGATGTCGGGTCGGTTGTGCAGTCTGAACCCAACCAGGAGGGGATCACTGATGTCTGATGCTCGTGTGGGGGCGTGGATCGCCGCGTGGGACGCGCTCAACGCCGCCACCAACACCCTCAAAGAATGCCCCATCCAAGACCCCGACGAGCACCGGGCGTTCTGCCAACTCCAAGCAGACATCTACGCCCACCTCGCCGACGTCCCGGCAGAGGTCGGTGTTGCCGCAGCGGAATGGCTTGAACGCCGCGAACAGGAACGACGGGAACAGGAAGCGATGTTCAGGAAGGCATTCGAAAAATGACCCAGCCGATCGACACCGACGCCCATGCGGAAACACCCACAAAACCCAAACACATGAACCCCAACAAACTCCGCTACACCCTCTACCGGCTCACCATCGACTGGCTCCACCTTCACACCCAACTCCCCACACCACCACGCCAACAAACCCTCCGACACACCAAAACCCACACCTACGGACACCCCGCCGAATGGGCCAGCGACACCGCAGCACTCATCGCCGACATGCTCACAAGCTGGCACGACTACCTCGCTGAACAACGCAACGAAACCCCACCACCCAACGGAAACGAACAAAAACGAATCATCGCCGCCTGGAAATACCTCGAACCACGCTGCGAACAACTCGCCCAACTCGTCACCCACGACGACCTCAAAGAACTACCTGACCTGCACCACCGAATCCTCCGCATACTCGGATTCTCCAAAGCACCCAAATACATACTCCCCGTGCCCTGCCCATCCTGCGGACTACTCGCAATGGAACGCACCATCGGAATGGGCGGCAACGACTACATCGCGTGCGGCAACCCCGACTGCACCTACATCGTCCGCGACGACCCCGACGGGAAAAACTACAAATGGCTCATCCGCGTATGCCTCGACACGCTCATCGAGTCGGAACAACAACAAGCCGGTTGATCTTTCGTGTAAGATAACTGCCAGTAGAAGAACTATGCCCGCACCCGGACGAGCTTTCGGGTTTGTGGGCATTTTTCATGCTCACATCCGGGAAGGGACCCGAGCTAGATGGCAGGAACCGCAGTCCTCACCCCTGACGGTATCGACACACTCGTCACCGCAGCAGAAGCGGCCGCACTATGCGGTGTCACCACCAGCACCATCTATGTGTGGGTCAACCGTGGCACCCTCGCACCGTCCGGAAAGAACCGCACCGGGCACAACGTTTACCGCGTCCTGGATGTAGCCAAAGCTGAACACGCTACCCGCGTAAAGGCCAGGCGGCACCGATGAGTGCTTTCCCCCCGCCGCGCACACTGACCGAACGCATCCAAGGCGCGCACCTCAACCTGAAACTTGCACGGCAATCGGGCAACCCGGACATCATCGCCGCCGCTGAACGCATACTCAACCAGCTTGTTGACCGGTTACCGAGATCCACACACCAGGAGTAGTTGCCGTGCCAACCAAACACTTGCGGGTGTGTCCCGACCCTTGCGGCAAGGTTCGTTTCTCGGCGTGCAGCAAGGCTTGCCGACTCCCGAATGATATTGATCCGGAGTCGTGGCGTATCAACTTGCAGGACGGGGCCGGCACGATCGGTGGCCGGTCGGAATGAAACGCCGCGCGGCCCGCATCATGCGACGCGCAGCACGCCGCCTCATCGCCGTGTCCCGACGGTTGGACCCACCCAAAGACGAAACCCGCCTGTACACAGGCAACATCACACCGGAACCGTGGGAACACCTCGACCTGTACCGGCCACCGTCCCTACTCACACGCATCTGGTGGTGCATACGAGGATGAACCTCACAGAATTTCTCACCGAGACGCTGAACAACCTGGTTCACCCCGGCGACGAAAACACCAAACCCTTCCCGATCCTCCTGCCGGGACTACGAACTGTCAGTGTCCCCCCGGAACTCGCCGGCCAGTTCGCTGAAGAAGCAGGACTGCCGCACCTCGACACCCCGAAACTGGTCGCGGAAGCGCTCGCCGCGGCGATCACCCAAAACTATGTGATCCTCACACGCGAAGAGCACGACCAACTACGCCAGCAAGCAGCCGACGCACCGACCGGGCACCGCGTCATCAACATTCGCACCACACCCACGGGCCAGCCTGTCCTGTCGATCACCATCGACAAGGCAAGCAACGATGTTGTTGTCCCCGCGAAAGCGTTGCAGAAAGCAGCTGAACAGTGATCCACATTGAAGTTGACGGGAAAGTGCTGATGCATTCCGACCCTGGCGAGTGGATCACCACACCTCCCGACATTCCAGCAGTCCAAAAAGCTGGACCCAACGAACCGTGGATGCTGCTGATCATGGCGGCTCTCTCAAACTCAGCGACCCTCGCGATGGCCGGTAAAACCCCAACCGCCACACGCCGATGGACACTCACCTTTGACGAGACGCCCGCCGCGACAAACATCGTCGTCACAACCGGTAACGGCGGCAACAAATGAATAAAACATTGGACTACACCAATGGATGACGCAGCACGCGCCCGACTCGAACTCCGCCGATCCAACGCGGCCCAACCACACCGAAACCGGCACCGAGAACAAAAAACCGGACGCACCACAGACCGCACCATCTGCTACTGCGGAGACGCCGACTGCGACATCTGCGGCACCTGGTACGAATAACCAACATAGGACGGAACTGGCGAAAAAATGGACGACGTGGTGGTCAACGGAACTCGATACGTACCCGAAACCACCAGCGGCGCCACCACCATCGGAATCGGAGTCACCACCCGCAACCGGCGCGACGTCGCCGACCGGACCATCGAACACATCCGCAGCCGCACCCCCAACGCCAAACTCGTCATCGTCGACGACGCCAGCGACCAGCCATACCCGGCAGCCACCTATCGGTTCCCTCAACGCGCCGGCATCGCCCGAGCCAAAAACAAATGCCTCGAACTACTCAACGGCTGCGAACACATCTTCCTGTTCGACGACGACTGCTACCCGATCGTCGACAACTGGTACCAGCCCTACATCGACTCGCCCGAACCCCACCTGATGTACCAGTTCGTCGACCTGGCCAACGGGCGGAAACTCAACGACGTCACGAAGGTCTACGACGACGGACACCACTTCGCTCTCACCGGCGCCCGCGGCTGCATGATCTACGCACACCGCAGCGTCATCGAAACAGTCGGCGGCCTCGACCCTGAATTCGGCGGCTGGGGATGGGAACACCCCTCCTGGTCCGACCGCATCTACAACGCCGGCCTCACCTCGTTCCGCTACGGCGACGTCTGCGGATCCAACAAGCTCATCCACTCCATGGACGAGCACCTGGAAGTAAAGCGTTCCGTCCCGACCGAGGAACGCAAAGCCGTCGCCGCCCGCAATGCCGAGTTGTACTGGCAGCACCACTACACCAGCAGCCACCACATCCCCATCGTGGAACCCGACCGGCGTGTGGTGCTCACCTGCCTGCTGTCCAACAAGCCCGACCCGCAACGCAACACACGCATGCGGCCCGACGTCAAACTTCTCGAAACGCTGATCAACTCAATCACCGACGCCGAAACCGTCGTGCTGTGCGACAACCCACTCACCCACCCGCAGGCGTCATTCGAGCGAGTCACCAGCCCAGTAGACAACCCATACTTCGCGCGCTGGTACCTGTACTACCAATGGTTACGCGCCAACCCCGACGTCAAATGGGTGTGGTGCGTAGACGGCACCGACGTCGAAATGCTCACCCCTCCGTGGGAACACATGCAACCCAGGAAGCTGTACATCGGGTACGAACCCGCCGTTGTGGGGATCGACTGGATGCGCAACAACCACAAAGCCACACACCTGCAACAGTTCATCGACACCCACGCCGACCGCACCCTACTGAACGCGGGGATCGTGGGCGGCGACCGGGAAACCGTCATGGCATTCGCACACGACATGGCCGCCGACCACGAAGACCAACTTCGGCGCGTCTGGCACAAAGACGACGCCCCGGGAACAATCATCGGCGACATGGCGACACTCAACTACGTTGCCTATACCAAACACGCCGACCAACTCATCCACGGACCCCAGGTGGTGACGGTCTTCAAGACCAACGAACGCAACGCCTGGTCATGGTGGAGGCACAAGTAACACCATGGGCCTCGCGACCATCACGATCCACCGACGCACCGTGCACAAGCAGTTCACCAAGCAGATCGCCTGGGAGAAAGAACTACAGGCATACCGCACGATGCCATGGGCCACGCCCAAACTCATCGACTTCGGGCCCATGTGGATCGAGGTCGAACGCTGCACCCCGATCCTCAACATCCACCCCAACTGGTCCCGGCGCTACGCCGAGCCGCTGTGGGATCTGCTCGCCGCCATCCACGCCGCCGGCTGGTGGCACTGCGACCCCTGCCTGATCAACGTCGTCGTACACCCCGACCGCGGCGTGCTGCTCATCGATTTCGAGAACCTCACACTCGCGACCGGAAACCGCTCCTATGACCTCTACGGCGCACGCGCCGCCGGTGTCGAACCCGCCTGGCCCGGCCTCGGCCCAGACGGCGTGCACTGGAACGGACCATGGCCGTCGTGCCCCGGACCCTACTGGGACGAATGACAATGGAGCGGAGCATGAAACCCGGCGACGACATATGGGTCGACTTCGACGGACTCGAACACGAAGGCACCGTCGAGAAAATCCAATCCAGCGGCTGGGTCAGATGCTCCATCGCCATCGACCCCGAATACGACTACGGCAGCATCACACCACGACTCACACCACACACCACCGTCGCCGTGAAAACCACACGCATAAGGCCACGATGACCCACACCATCGGCATCGTCGCCCACACCAAACGCGCCGAACAAGCCCACCAACTCATGGAAACCGTAGGCGCCGCATACATGAACATCGACAACGGCGCACTCGGATGCGAAAACAACCACCGCAAAGTGTGGCAACACCTCACCCGCCACAACACAGACTGGCTCGTCGCACTCGAAGACGACGCAATACCGTGCAACAACTTCCGAGACCAGCTCCACGCCGCTCTAACAGCGGCACCCAGCCCAGTGGTCAGCCTCTACCTCGGGAGAGAACGGCCACGCGAATACCAACAACGCATCGCCAAAGCCGCCGACACCACAGCCCACTGGCTCACCTGCCGGCGCCTACTCCACGCAGTAGGCGTCGCCATACACACCGACCTCGTACCCCACATGCTCAACAACCTGCCCAACGGCAAACCCATCGACGAAGCAATCACCACATGGGCACGCCACCAAGGCCACACCATCGCCTACACATGGCCCAGCCTCGTCGACCACGCAGACACACCACCAGTCATCGCAACCAGAAACGACAACCAACCAAGACCACCAGGACGCGTCGCATGGCAACACGGCGGACGCGACACCTGGACCACTGACACCCAACCGATCTGATGCCCAGAGCACCCAAAGTCTGCCGACACGCAGGCTGCACCACACTCACCACAACCGGCACATGCCCCCAACACACCACACACCGTTGGGGCAACCACCAAGGACGCAAAGTCCCACACCGCCTGCAACAAGCCACATTCCGCCGCGACAACTGGACCTGCCAACAATGCGGCCGCCAAGCACAACCCGACACCGGCGAACTCCACGCCGACCACATACAACCCCGATCACGCGGCGGCACAGACACACTCGACAACCTGCGCACCCTATGCAAGGCATGCCACGCGCCGAAGTCCCGCGCCGAGGCCCGCGGATCGAACACCTGATCGAACGCGGCCCGAAAGTTAGCTGGAGGCGCGAAACGTGCCCTGACCTGCGCAAACGCCCACATGCCCGCAAGCGTCTGACCTGCGGAAACACCCCCCAGCAACCCCCTCCCCGGGGGGTCTGCGCGGCCCCGGAAGGCGC